CATGGTGATCCCATGACCGGGTTTTTTCTTGCCCAAAAAGCCTTACAAGCTGCAAAAATGCCTATCACTGGTGCGCGCGCTCTCACGCTGCTAACATGACTGGCATGGTAAAGTTTCCCGGTAGCGACTATCAGTTCTTTTTTCGGTTCAGTAAAATAGATTCCGTCAGGGCATATAGCGAACTTGGAATTAGAAGGTTCTGGCTAAAAACCCAGGCAGACGCAATCTTCTGGAACAAGAATCGAAAAATTCTAAACAATCAATGGGACGAAATCATTGATTGTCGAACTCTGCCGTCCGGCAAGGATAATCCAAAGTACTGCGACACTCAGGTGCCGCTCCTTAGGAAAAACGGAGAGGTAGAGCAGATCGGCGTGTGGAGTATCGCAAACCACGACGAGAATGCGTTGTATGTGGCGTGCGCCAAATTTAAGACTGTCATTATCAACTACGACGTTCATAATAAGACGTGGGGGCGGCTGTACTTCACTCGATATGCGGAAAAACAGCGCTGGGTCTATGACGCTCGTAATCTTTTCCCAGAGGTGAGGTTCCTCTTTTTCGGCGTCATGCAATTCGACTCCGCCTACAACTTCGGCATGGATGGTCAAATATGCGCGTTTGTTCCGACAATGATTGTCAGAGCTTTTCGACCAGATGGAAGTAAAACGGTGTACGAGCGCCAACGCAGAACGGTGTCGCTGGAGGAAATTCTTGGGCAGTGGAAGTACCTTCTGGACGATCATCCAAACAAAGATATCAACTGGTATCTATACAAGATGATCCTGCTTACTCCAGAATTTCAGAAAGAATTCCACTCGGAGAAGAACAGACAGATCGGCGTATTCAATCCGTGGGATTTCTCCGATGCTGATTATTTTTACGGGTACATCTTCCGGAACTCTAAGGATCGCCTGGAAAAGCGCCGTCCCGACAGTATGATCCGCAGAAAAGCAAATGGCGAGCCGTACGGCCCCGGCAGGATAGCTGGACACCTACAGGTAAAAGATGTTTTCTCAAAGAAAATGGCCTTTGATGACGGCGTTTTCTGTGACCGATGTACTTTGAATTATTGCTGTCTTCTATACACGAAAGGTGGTGCATGTAGGGTGCCGAATACAAAGGGCTCGAATTTCGCCAAGAAATTTTCATCCGGTAATGCCCAGGATATTCTTGATGGAATGGGTAAGTTGCTTGAACGCAAGGCGACAATTCTCGATAAACGCCTTGAGGTGGCCGAGAAGGACAACGAGTCGCTAACCAAGGAAGACTTGTCTATGATGAATAGTCTTTTTAAGGACGCGACCCAGCTAGCCAAGTTGCGTGATCCCGCATTGGCGCGTCCGCAGCTTGCCATTCAGGTCAATAACAATAATCAGCTAGGCCACGGTGAATCCGACAAGCAGATGGAAATCACTGAACGCGATTATTCCAACGCCGTGCGCGAGCTGGAGGCGGCGGGGCTTGATCGTGATCACATTACTCCCGATATGGTGGAGCACTTTATTAAGGTCGGCGAAATTGTCGAGGCCGATCAGCCGCAACTGGGCATGTCTGACTCGTCGCAATTTGACGTGACCGAAGCCGAGATTGTCGACTACGAGTATGCAGTTAATGCACCGGAAGAAAAGAAGCCAGAGCCAGAGCCGGAAATCACAAACCTGGATAGTGGCGGACCGGTTATCGAGGGTGACGTAGAGGAAAGCCCGGTACTTACTGGGATTGAAGAGGTGTTCTAAATGGCGCGCGAATTTGTGCCGAATACGAGAAAAAATACTGGCCATTCAGCACCTCAGCAGCGCGGAATGAGCAATCTCGGTATAGGCGGCAGGCCAAAACACACCGAAGAGGACAAGCTGCCTGGTGTTTCAGCGGTAGGCAAGCCGACTCGGACCGTTACTGGTAATAACTGGGGCGCGCAATCTAGTGCCGCTCAGCGTCGTCAATGGCTGCTCGTCAATCCTGATTTCGATGAAAAACCGGCTACCATGGAGGAATTTCTCGGTCCGCGATATCTGAATATCGATCCGGCTCAGAATCCCAATTTGCCGCAGAATGTGGGTATTCGCACTGGCGTTAAGCAGGCTTTGGTCGATATCTTTGGCGATTCGATTGATCCTACGAGCATTTCTAAGATCAAACGAGGCATGTTTACCGGCGGAATTGGTGTCGGAAAATCGACTCTGGCGTCTATTGCGTTGACATATATGGTTCACTGGGTAGAATGCCTGCACGATCCGCAGACATATTTTGGCCTTCTGCCAGGCTCTCGCATCGCATTTATGCTTATGTCGACCCGCGCTCAGCACGCACAGGAGGTCATGTTTGGCGATATCAAGGCTCGCGTCGAGTCGTGCAAGTGGTTCCAGGATAATTGTAGGCATGACGAGCGGCTGAAAAAGCAGCTTCGATTCCCCAATGATATCTGGATTATTCCGGGAACCTCAGAAGAGACCTCGGTGGAGGGTTATAACGTTCTCTGCACTGATGAAAAAACACTGGCACTGACAAAGCGCGGCTGGCTGAGCTATAAGAATATTGACCCGGAGACAGATGAACTTTATACACTGAATCATGAAACCGGGCTGGCCGAATGGAATCCTATTCAGCGAATGAACATTTTCCCAGTGGAAGATGTTCCAGTGAAGTCGATGATTGGCAGCGAATTTTCATCTGTCACATCAATGGAGCACAAGTGGGCGGTGGAATATCGAAGCACGGGCAAGGTTGTGCGTAAGCGGTGGAAAACTTCTGCAACACTGAACTCGGAGGATATGATTCCGATTTCGGCTATCAGCAATGATCGTCCACAGGAGCAGAAATACACCGACGCCCTAGTTGAGGCGGTGGCATGGTTCTATACTGAGGGCAGCATCGTTGGTAATGCTGCTGCAAATATTTACCAGAAGACCGGAACTATTGGTGAGACCAGGATTACAAAGTGCCTGACCGAGGTTTTTGGGCAGGATTCTGTTGAAATGCGAAAGGATTACCGAGTTAATGGTCCAATGTGGCGAATTAACCGGAGGGCCGACCGCAATCTCACCGAGTTCCGCCTAAATAAGGCCGCCGGTTCCGTGTTGCTCGATTATGCGCCAGAGAAGGTTCCAAGTCATGAGTTTTTGCTAAACCTTACGCAGTCTCAGCTTGAGCTGTTTATTAGTGTCTCCATGCTTGCTGATAATCGCGGCAAAGATTCGTTTGCGCAGAAGAACTATGCATCCGCTGAGGCGTTTGCATTTGCCTGCACTCTTGCTGGCAAGGCTGTGTCAATTCGAGAGCAGTGGCAACCAACGGGCGATGACGGCTACGAAATGCTGATCGTGCGTATGCTTAAAAAGCATTGCGTCAAGCCGATTCATGCTGCAAATCAGCCTACCGCGAGAATCGTTGTTGAGAACAAAAAGCACACCGGAGTGCTGTGGTGTCCGACTGTTGAGAATTCTACATGGCTTGCTAGGCGTGAAGGGTCGGTTTATTTCACCGGAAACTGCGGGATCATTGACGAGGGCGATAGCCATAAAGTCACGCAGGACAAGGATTATGCCTACGAGGCGTGGTCTACGATTCACGGACGTATCTCTTCTCGATTCACCGATCCGAAAACCAAGGATCATCGTGGGCTGCTGCTTGCAATTGGGCAGATGAAGAAGTCCACCGGCTTCATGGCGAAGAAGAAAAAGGAACTACTTACTGACGGTAAGCCCAATCAGCTTGTGGTTGAAATGTCAATCTGGGATTCGCTGGGTTGGCACAGATTTCTTAAAGACGACGGAAGTCGGGATTCATTTTGGTTCAATACAGTCCGCCGAAAGGTGGCAAGCCCTGCCGAGGTAATTGGAGGCGGAAAAAATGTCATCGAAATTCCTATGGCATATCGGAAGGATTTTGATAATGATCCGTCTCGCGCTCTTAAGGACCACGCAGGAATTCCGCCAGCGGTTGATGACCCGTTTATCACGATGATCGATCGCGTCGACGAGGCGCAGGATAAATGGAAGACTCGTTACGAACCGCTGTGGAGCTACGCTGTTGATTCGAGTTGCACCAACCCGCAGTTCCATCCCGATTTCAAGGCAACCAATATCCTCAAGCGTGCCGTTCACGTTGATATTGCGTACGCTCCCGGTGGCGATGCCCTCGGAATGGCGATGGGCCATATTCCAGAGTTGGTCGAGATTGACGGCGAATTGAAGCCGATCATTGTGATCGACTTCTTGCTCAGAATTAAGCCGAGCGGTGGTGACGCCCTGGAGCTGGCAACATTCCGACGAATTCTGTACGATCTACGTGATGAAATGAAGTTCAAAATTGGCGTGGTGACCTTTGACGGCTTCCAATCTCAGGACTCAATTCAGATTCTTCGCAAGAAGCATTTCAACGTTGGTGAAATGTCAGTGGACCGAAATAAGGCTCCGTACGAAGAATTGCGTGAGGCGATCTACGAGCGGCGTATTGAGCTACCGAAATACATGACATACGTCAATCGTGGAGACGCCGAGAAGGTGAATATCTCGCGGGTTGAGCTATCGGAACTCCAGGATACCGGTCGGAAAATCGATCACCCAGAGAAGGGATCGAAGGACGTTGCGGACGCAATTGCCGGTGTCGTGTTTGATCTGATGAGCAATATTTCATTCCGTCGTGGATCATCCAGGCCGGTGTCGAAAGCCGAGGCAATCAACGAGCAGGAGATTGCCGACGAAATGCGCTACGGGTCGATTGTGCGCGGGGAAACGATTGATATATCGGGCGAGCTGCCGGTGGACGCACTAGACGGACTGGTCGAGCTTGGCGGCAATCGCTACCCGACAGCAGAGCGCAGCGGCATGGGTCTGCCAGCGCTCGAACGCGACCCGTTCGGCCTGGGGGCAGGGGCAAGTTAGAGGGCGCAACGAGGCCCGTTGTGGTGATACTCTTCTAAAGGTGTGGAGCAGCTTTTTGCACAAGCGCATTTCGCTGTTTCTGCCTGACGACTAGGAGAATAAATCATCATGACGGGCCTTGTTGATGTTCATGGAAAGCCGCTAACATCTGAATTCGCTCGCCCACGTAAGCAAATGTCTGACAACCCTTATGTTTCAAAGGAGGGTGAGGAAATTGCGCCGGGCTGGAACGCTGAACAGAAGCGGTATGGATATACGATTCCGTTTGGGAATCAACTGACGTTTGATACGAGTAAGCTCACAATGAGTGACTACCGTATGATGCGCGATCATTATCAGATCAACTCTAGTCTTAGTATTCTGTCGTTTATGATTCACCAAATGGATTGGCGAATTTCCGGCGGAAATAAAAAGATTGAAGATCATGTTGACGAGAATCTTCGTCGTTTGTGGCCCTCGCTTGTTCGAGCAATGTCTCAGGCTTTTTGGTCCGGTTACGCGCCTTGTGCCACTCAGTGGGAAAATCAAGGCGACAAGGTTATTTTGACCAAGATCAAAGATTTGCCTCCAGAGGAATGCGAAGTTCGCTGGAAGTCCGTCAAGGAAACTAAGACGGATGACAGAAGCACCCAGCGCGCAATGCCTATTGATCATCCGCAGGAGGGAACTCTTCGACAGATTCGAGATAAGGTCGAGCGTCGATCTGGTGGTGCAAAGGTATTTGACGGAATAAACCAGTTCGGCTACGGCTCGATTCCGGTTGGTAATTCGTTCTGGTACCCGTGCCTCATGGAGTACGGAAACTTTTACGGGAAGAAGCTCCTGAATACGGCCTTCCAGCCGTGGTTCTTTTCGTTGCTCATCCACATGTACTCGAATCGATACTTTGAGCGATTTGGTGAGCCGGTCCCGGTTGCGCGTGCGCCTTATGACGAAGAGATTGACGTCAACGGCACGCCGGTAAAGGGTCATAAGATGATGCAGACCCTTGCTCGACAGTTCCGTAATGGTGCTGCCGTCGTTCTCCCGAATAACCGGGTCATGAATGGCACGCAAGACACGGACATGTTTGAGTACTCGCTTGAATTCCTTGAGTCTCAAATGCGTGGAGCGGATTTCGATCGTTATCTCCAGCGACTCGATGAGGAAATCTCATTGAGCCTGTTTACGCCGATTCTCCTGAATCGTACAGGCTCTGGCGGATCGTTTAATCTTGGCGTTACTCACATGCAGCTTTTCCAGTGGCAGGTTAATGCCATTGTCAGCGACATGGTTGGCTACATTAACAAGTTCATCATTCGCCCGATGGTCCGAATGAATTTTGGCGAGAAGGCGGAAATCCCTCAGATGGTATTCCGTTCTCAGGGGCGAACCGATCCCGAGACACTACGAGCCGTTGTTTTGGAGCTTGTTCGTGGCGGCAAGGCTAAGCCTGATATCAATGAACTTGGCGATGCTCTCGGATTGAAGCTGGAGGAAATCGAAGAAATTATCGAACCACCGGCTGACCCCAATATCGATCCGGAAGCCGATCCGGAAGCCGACACGGAGGCCGACCCCAAAAACAAGGGCAAGGTGGTGGTTGATCCGGCCAAGAATAAGACCGGACCTAAGAATGGTAACGGAACGCGAGATAATCGTTCCGGTCGTCCCGAGCGTTCTGCTCGACCAAAGGGTTCGGAAAAGCGCGGCAAGCTCGCAGCCGGTATTGCTGATCGTGTTACGGATCAGTATAAGGCCGGAAATGACGTTCCGGACGTTGGATACTGGAATAAGTTCCGATCGCTGCTCATGGAAGAGTTTAATCTTGAATGGGAAGACGATTCCATTGGGATTTATTACAACAATATGTGTAGCCTGATTGGAAGCCTGTATTCCAATTGCCTTGGAATTAGCGAGGAATCCGACGTATTCAATAGCGTTATTCAAGACGCTGTGGTGGATTGCCTGGAAAGGGCGGATGAATATTATGGCGGACAAACTGTCAATGGAGAAGGAACCGAGGACTAGAAATGAACTTCGGTGCCGGTGTAGATTCAGTCCGCTTCTCGGAATTTACGGGCTGGATCACGCTGGGAAAGGCTACGTGCATATTCTCGTTTATAAACGAGGACGGCTATACGGCGAAGTTGTATGTAAGGACGGGACGGCAGAAATTCGGTGCCGAGACTGTTATCGGTGGACCAGGCTATTCCTGCGCTCGCAACATGCCGAGGCAGATACCCCCGAGCCAGCTGAAGCAGACGGGTCGTCAAAGCTCGTCAGAGGCCGTTCCGATTCTAAGCTGGCATGATGAGCACTAGGCGAAGTAAGGTAACAGCATTATGAGCACAGCTACAGAAGATCGAATTCTGCTCTTCCAGTCTGAGCAGTTTTCGGCAGTGAAAAAGCAGTCGCTTTCGCGATTTGACCGTGGGGATAAGTCCATCCTTGCGGTCAAGGACGTTCCGGTATTTCGGTCCGGCTCGTTCCGAGATAGCATGGGATTTCCCCATGAATTCGATGACTATGCAATGGAGTCGATGGTTCGTAATTACGATCATCTTAAGGCTCAGGGCATTTTTTCTGATGTTCCGGTGCGTAATGGGCACCCAAGCCCTTTTCGCTCGCGAATGCAGGAGCTTGTCGGCTATGTCACTGCAATGCGAACCGAGAAGCGTACAGCGCCGCATGACGGCAGCGAGTACACTTATCTGATCGCTGATTTTGAAATCATTGACGACGATGCTCAGAAGAATATCGAGTCCGGTCTTTGGCGTAATCGCTCGTCAGAGATTGGAACGTACGTCGACAACCGGGAGAATGAATATGGCCCCGCCTTCATGGGCGTTGCTTATGTAGACATTCCGGCTGTGGAAGGGTTGAATGGCTTCTCGAAGGCAGACGACCGCAGCGATGAAAAAGTCCACTTCATTATGGAGGATCAGAAAATGGGTGATATTATCACTCCCCCGAAGCCCGGCGAGAAGACTCCTTTTTCGTTTTCGCTCGGAGGCCAGGACGGTATTACTGACGGCAAGGCCGTTCAGGAGTACATCAATAAGATCGAGTCCGAGCGTGACGATTTCCAGAGTAATCTGAAAAAGGTTACCACCGAGCGCGACCGTCTCCAGGAATTCCGAGATAACATCGTGAATTCGGAGCGCGAGGATTTCGTTACCAGTCTCGTTGATTCCGGAAAGGTTCTCGCTCCCCAGAAGGAGCAGCTTGTCGAGCTTGCCAAGGGCCTTTCGCCCGAGCAGTTCGAGACCTGGAAGGGTAGCTACGAAAACGTGGCTACCCAGGAGGTTCTTGAGAATCATGGTAATTCCGGTCAGCAGAAGCCGAACCAGAATGCCGACGACCAGGCTCGCAAGGACTATGAGGACGACGTTAATACCGTCAAGATTCTTTTCGGAAAGATGGATGCCGAAAAGGTCAAGTCCACCGAGGCGTACAAGCGCGTTCTCGAATACGATCCCAAGTTCGTTCTCTAAGGAGAAATAGAAAATGGCTCATTTTGACAAGCCTGCTATCGGTGTTTCGTCTCCGGTCGGGCGTAATCAGTACCTTCGTAGCTCGCGTGGAATTAAGTATGATTCCTACACCGCTGCTGCTGGGGCATTTACCGAAGATACCTATGAGAATGGCGTCGGCGTAGACGAAAAGATCAAGGTTCTCCAGTCCGGTGAGGCAATGGCGAAGATTACTTCGGGTGCCGACGCTGGAAAGGTTGGTCCTTACCAGGTTGGCGCAACCGATGGTCGCGCCGACGCTGCAAATCTCGTCGGACTCTCCGAGTCGTATATTCCGTCGCAGCTTAATGAGCGTGACGTGGATATCTCGGTCGTTTACGAGGCAACCGCAGTTCAGGGTTGGTGCACCATTCGCCAGGCTGACGGTAAGCGAATTCCGCTTACCGATACGGTCGCTGACGCATTGCGGGGCAAAAAGGGTCTCGCAATTACTTTCAAGTAAAAGGAGCTTTTGAAAAATGGCTAGCAATGGTTTTGGCCTTGCTCCGAATGCGGCAAGCGACTTCTCCGGTGGCAACGTTCCTCTTAAGGAATTGCTCGCGCGGCGGACTCATCTTGGCGTTGTTCGGGAGCTTACGCCTCCGGAAGAGCACATTGGTCTGACGGAAATTCCGTTCATGGAAGTTGATTCCGACGACGTGATCATGGATTATGTTCGAGGAACCGGTTCCGGTCTGGCACCGGCTGTCGCGCCCGACGCCGAGTCCGAGCTGTTCCAGGATAGCGATGACGTTACCGGCCAGATCAAGGCGTCGATCATGGATTGGCGGCTTAAGAGCCGCTACTCCTGGACTGACATTCACCAGTATTTCGAGGCCAAGCAGGTTCTCGAAGATGCTGTGCGAAATGGCAGCACCATCCCGACGACCACTCTTGGTTCGCTGGTTTCAAAGATCGACTCGAAGATCGCTCGTGACACCGTTAAGCGCAAGGCATATCTCGACAACCGTCTTGAGTGGCTTGCAATGAAGGGTCTTGTTGACGCCCGTATTCAGTACGATGACGGCAAGATTAAGTTTGACGTTAATTACGGTCGACCCGCTGGTAATACCAAGAATAGCATCGGCGGTGCCGCTCTTGATTTCTCAAGCGACACTCACGATCCGATCAACTGGCTTATTGCTCAGAAGCAGGAAGCGTTTGACACCCATGGTGTTGACCTTTCTCGGATCAAGTGCTCGCGCAAGTTTGCGAATTCGCTTTTCCGTTCGAGCAAGTTCATTCCGCGCACCGGTTTTGCACCGGCTGCGGGTGTTGATCCCAAGTACGTTCTTGAGGGCTGGGGTCCGCAGGCTGCAATCGATATCGTTCAGCGTGAATGCGATATCACCATGGAGGTTTACGATAGCGTCTTCCGTCAGCGTAATCCGCTGACCGGCGTTATCCAGAACATTCGTTACCTGCCCGATGACGAGGTTCTGTTCCTGCCGAATACCGATCAGCTCGCCGCTTACGACGACACCGAGCTTGGTTTTGGCAAGATGCTGACCTCGCCTCACCCGATGAACGATTTCAAGGCCGGTTGGTACGCTTGGGAGACCGAGACCACCGACCCGTGGGAGCGTTACATCGGTACGGGAATTAAGGCGTTCCCGGTCCTTCCGCACATGGAGCTGACCTATAAGTGGAAGGTCACCCTCTAACCTTTTAAAGGGGAGAATTAATCATGGCAACCAAGCCAGACGGTTCAGTTACTAAGCCGCAGGGCGTAGTTGCACCCGGCGGATCGGCAAAGCCTGCCGTTTCGCCGGGTAATACTAAGCCCAAGGAAACGGGTAAGTCGAGTTCGCCTCTGCTTCCCGGCACTCCGGAATTTCTCGTCGCAGATGCGAAGGGTCCGGACGAGGTTTTTAACAACGAAACATCCGGCTACATCGGCGTCGATCCGCAGTATCAGAATGCTGCGAACGCCACCGATAAGCCCGTCGTTGAGGCCGAAGAGCCAGAAGGGCCTTAAACAATAGCAATGAAGAGACCACTTAGACAGGATGCAATCTAAAATGGCCGATGTATGGAGCAATTCGTATTTTGACGATTTTAGTGGGGACCTGTCTAAGTGGTCTTTTTTGCGCGACAATCCTAACGATCCGCCGTATATTGTCGGCGGAAATCTTGTGTTCCCCGAAGCTCCATATTCTGGCGCATTTGGTCCCGGTCTTTGGGAAATGACTGGAAGCACGGTCTACCTGAATGTCCTGGACTGGGGAGATAAACTAAACTTTGGTCCGCTGACCTTTGATTCCGTTAATGGACTCAGGTCGGCCTATGATCCGTCGACGCTAATTCGTGCAGCGCAGGACGCGCCAAATCTGCTCCTGATCGAATTTACAAATACGTCAATCTACATTAGCCAGTCTGGCGATAATGGGTCGACGTGGAACCAGATTTACGCTGGTGATGTTTCGCCTACATTCCAGGCCGCAACGGGAATGAATAACCCTTGTGAATGGGAAATCGATACAGCAGGCGCACCGGTAGTCGGGTCGTTTAATGTCGATCCGGCTGGAGTGACGGTTAACCGATCTAAGTACTGCGAAAACGTTGACGTGACCCAGATGCTTGGTCAGGTTGGCGAAGAAATTCCGCGATGGATCGGCGACTCGTATGATGACGCTATTCATCTGGCGTCCGAGGAAATCGACATGATGGTAGGCAGGGTATATTCCTTGCCTCTCGTGTTGAAGCCTGGCTCTACTGATCAGCTTCTTATCAAAAAGATTTGTCGTTTCATTACGACCGGTCGCGTTCTCATGGCGGCAAGTTCCGCACAAGAAACAAACCAGGTTCATAAGTATGCGTCTTATCTGCTGATTCAAGCGCAGAACGCCCTCGACGCAATCGTTGCCGGTAAGCTAAAGCTAAACGATCAGACTCCAGCCGAAAATACTGAACAGGATTACGACAGCGGTCCCACCATCTTTTTGTCGGATGAGGACAGCTTTATCCGATGGTTCTATGGATACGGCGAAGCGGAGTTTGATGTTCCGAGTCCAGGGAGGTCGTAATGGCTGTTGCTGGCATTGAGCTAGAAGGCGAACACGTTAATCGCGTAATTGCTGACCTGAACAACAGGCTTGGAACGGTCCTCATGACCGCGACATTGACTACCGTTCATGGGCATTTTCTCAATAAGACCGAGAGAATGTTTCAGGATGAGCGTGATCCTTATGGAAATAAATGGGCACCACTTGCCGAGTCGACAATCTCTTTTCGCGAGAGCCTTGGCTATGGTGGCGCTCATCCGATTAACGTGAGGACGGGCGGACTGAGGGATTCGATGACCTCCGCGCCGCCAGATATTCTTGGGCATTCAGACGGCGTTGTTACGCTTGCATATCCATCGCGAAAAATGCCAGCAGGCAATGATGGAATGAAGCACAGGCAGGCCGCAGGAATGCTTAAGGGACCGGCGCGTCCGGTTATTGGAATGGACGAAAAAGACGTGGCATTCGTTCTTGGTACGCTTAGGTCGAATCTTTTTACGGCCCTTGGCAGGGGAAGATAAATGATTGAGACTGATGCACTTTGTTTTCCAAACAATGTAGTTGATTTTTTGTGCGCAGCACTTCAAGACATTGATCCGGATACGAAGATCGTAAAGCGTCCGATTAAGGATACGGATAGTTCTCAGACCATTTCGGTACTGCCTGTTGCGTGGAGTCCGGTGCAGGAATCGATGGAAATGCTTGGCCGACGAAACGAGCCGACACTCCAGCGATATTCAATCTTGGTTGAATCGTTCATTGCTGACATGGATGAGGCACGCGGCATCCGGAAGCATTCGTTGCTGTCGGCCCTGGTCAGGCATACGCTTTACCGCAGCCCCGGTGTGCACGTAGGCTTACCGATGTTGAAGGTCGAATTTCAGAATTCGTCAGGGCCAACGATGGAAAGCGTCTCTCGTTGGGGAGTGGTTAGTCAGAATTACATGAATAATCGCGTACCAACGACGGGGAAATTTCTTTTCCTGTCAAGCACGGAACTGTTCGTGGAAACCGAGTTTAAGTAACGGAAGGAACGAGCTAAAATGGCTCTGTCTGAGGAAGATATCAACAGCAAGAAGGCGCGCAACGCCGACAACGAGAAGAAGATTGCCGAGCTTAACGCGAAGATTGCCGCTGCTGAGGCGGCAGCAAATAATGATGTTCGCGGCGAAAAGCTCGATCGTGAGGACGAAAAGCAACAGGTCGAAATCGCTCGACTTACTGCCCTTGCGGAGTCGATCAATGGCGGCGGCGCTCAGGAAACGGCTCCGGCGGCGGCTAATACTCGTCCGACTGGAACTCAGCGAAATCCCACTAATTTCGGTGGAGCACCCGCTGTTACCGAGAATAAGGAGTAAGTAAAATGGGTTACGGTTCTCAGAGTGGCCAGATTATCATCGGCTCTCAGACTGGTCCCGGCGCGACGAATAACGCGCTTGCAACTGATGGAACCTCGCTCAAGCTGACCTCCGGTTCTCTTGCCGGTAACCGCGAGCTTTTGGTTCTTGATCCTGAAATTGGCGGTAGCCGAGCTACCTCTGATGCGGATTTGGGTCCTGTCAGTTTCTCCGGCGACTACGAAATGTATGTTCGTTTCCGGACTGCCGCGCTTCTGCTTTATGGCGCGCTTGGCAATAAGGTTTCGACGCCTCATGCAACGGCACCGACTGATACCGCTTTCGAGCATGTCATTACCGCCACCGATTCCGCGCAGCTTCCGTTCTGGACCGTGTACGAGGAAATCTCGAACGATCTGGAGCGCAATCTCTACACGGATGCGGTCGTTAATACCTTCCATATGGAAGCCGACGCTGGCGGTCACCTGACTGCTACTGCCGGAATGCTCGCTCGCCTTATGACCGCAAATGCTACGAATATCGATGGTCGAACGCTTGTCGACAATACGTCGACCGTTGTTGGTACTAACATTCTCGTTAAGTACGACGGCGTTACCGTTCCGGCTAAGTCGTTTTCTCTTGACATTGCCAATAACGTTGAGGACGACGATTTCCGTCTCGGTTCGTTCTTCCTTGGCGATATGACGGCAAAGTCGCTTGAAGTCACCGGCTCAATGACGCTGCGCCACGAGTCGAACGCTATGATGCGCCAGGCTCTTTTTGGTTCGGCATCGGCAACTCAGATCGGCGGACTCACCACAAAGGAGGGTCTGGAAATCGAAATGCAGTCGTACATCGATATTCCCGGCGCTACCGGCGTGAAGTTCTCGATTAATATCGAGTGCCCGTTCACCATTCTCAACCCGTTTGCATTTGAGCCCTCCGGCGACGATGCTCTTGAGAATGACGTCGAGCTGACCATGGTCCAGAAGGACCCGGCACAGAGCGTTATCACCGCGACGGTGACTAACGACCTGGAAGAGATTAAGTAAGCCTCCTGCGATAATTCGCTACCGTAGGAAAAGGATTATCCCCATGTGCCAAGTGCAGATTGGCACATGGGGATAATCCGTCTCATTTAAATATCATCAAGCCTAGAAAGGGCAATAAGATGACCGCACCACAGGGCACCACCGATATCACCTCGCTCGACTACGGCAAGACCGCAGAGCAGATTGCAGCAGATAAGAACGCTGCCGAGCAGGGTTTCCAGAGCACTCGTCCCGTTTTCGTTGATTACTGGGGCAAGGATATCACCAAGAAGTTTTATTTCCCCGGCCAGGAAGATGTTCCCGAGGAATACAAGCAGTACATCGAATACAAGCCCATGACCGAAGGCGCTCGCGCTCGTTTCCAGAAGAAAACGAACCGTGGCGTCGTCATCGAGTCGAGCACCCAGAATGCTCGAATGGGCATGGACCCGGCTGGCGACCGTAAGGCCCTTTTTGAAGAGTCGGTTGTCGACTGGAAGTTCGCGAAGGGCCAGACGCTTGTCGACTTCTCGTTCCGCAAGTTCATGGAGTGGTACGAGGGCGCAAATCCGAAGATCGTTGATGATCTTGAGCGTGAAATCCGCGAGAATAACGAGTGGATGCTGAACGAGCTTTCGTCTGAGGCAATTCAGAAGGAAATCGACAGCCTCTACGAGCGCAAGGCCGAGGCCGAAAAGCGCGAGGCGCGTGAGGCGGATTTCGACAGCAAGCGCAACGCTTTGTAAAGGGCGAAGAGGTTCCAAATCCTGATCCGCGCATCGTAGCATTTATGATGTGCGAATCAATGAAATGGAATCATCTTCCGATTGCCGGTGGAATTTACGACCAGGACCCGGTTCTCATGACTTCGTTCATGACAATCTTTTCCGAACGATCTAAGCACCAGGCAGCCGAAGCTAAAAAGCGCGAACGCGAAGCTAAAAAGAAACCCAGTTCTGGGTCACGACGGGCATCCCGACCTGCGTCAAGCCGTAAAAGGTAAGACGTAGCGAACGGGGTGCCCGTTCGTGTATGGTGTGAATATAATTAATTGACTGGTTAAAGGACACAGTGGAGGTCCACTTACCGAGGATAATAAATCCCCATGACTCCAGCAGAACTTAGAATTCTTGTTACGGTTCGATCGGCTGAGGCTAAAAAGTCTCTTGATGGTCTTCGTCTTATGATGGGCAAGATCGCCGCGCAGACGACGCTTGCCTCTACTGAAATGAAGGCATTCAATGGCGTTGTCGCCAGCTCGGTTGCTCCGCTTAAGAGTTCCAGTGCAGCAGCCGCAGACCTCGCGGCTCATCTGGCACTAATCGGAAAGAGTAAGGCAGCCGCAACCCTTAGCGGAATTGACGCCTCTGCATCCAAGGCTCAGCGTTCCGTTGGGCTTCTTGGTAAAAACGCAACGACAGCAGCGACCGGCCTCAAGGCAATTAATACGGGATCGCAGAATGCAGCCGTTGGCATAAACCGACTCAATAAGAGTTCGGCAGGAATCGAGCGACTTGGCACGGTATTCAAGGGTACCGCAACTGGTGTCAGGTCGCTTAATACTGCCCTAAACCAGAACACCGTTTCGAGCGCTCGCGCTGTCGGTGGACTGAATTCCGCGAGCGCAGCAGCAGAGCGTGCAGCAGCCGCCGCGACGGCATCGGCCACCGGGTTTTCCAGCAGCGCAGCCGCCATGGGCGCGATGGGCGCAGCAGGGGCGGTAGCCGGACGGGCAGCCACCGCCGCGACTACCGGCGCAGCAGCGGGTGCAGCGGCGCAGGGAACATTTGCACAGCGACTCGCTGGCACGTCCGAGGCGCTGAGAAAACAGGGTTCGCGCGCACAGTGGGCCGGTCGCCAGATTTCAATGATGTTCACTGCCCCTGTGGCGCTTGCTATTGGCATGGGCGCAAAGTGGCAGCTCGATCTTGAAAAGCAGCAGACTCAGCTCGCCAAGGTTTACGGTAGAATTGGCGAGGACCAGGACGCCCTCGGAGTCGAGACACAAAAGCTGAATAAATACTTCCGTCTTCTGTCGGATGAGCTTGGTAATTCTCAGGAAGAAATTACCTCTATCGGTGCGGCATGGGCGCAGGCTGGCAAGAGTGGCGCAGCACTCGCTGAATATACTCGCCTCACTACTGAGGCAATGATTCTCGGCGATATTACCGCCGATCAGGCTCAGCAGTCGATGACCGCTTTGAGCTTGCAGTGGAATCTTGGTGCAAAGGCATCAAAGATTACCGCTACAGAATTCATGAACATGAAGGACGCAATTGCAGCGATTAACGTTGCGTCTAACGAGACTCAGGTTTCTTACGCCGACCTTCTCCAAGTCATGGGCCAGGCCGGTTCAATTGCGCGAACTTCGGGTGCGTCGTTCAAGGAAACCCTTGCAATGGCGACCTCGATTACTCGTGTTACGGGCAACGCTGCAAAGACCGGTAATGCGCTTAAGTCGATTTTGACTAATGCCCTTAAGCCGCCAAAGGGTGGCGGCACGGAGTGGATGAAAAAGCTCGGCGTTGACCTGGAAAGTGTTGAGGGTCGAGCACTCACTTCTTCTCAGCGTATTGAAGTTCTTGCCGAAAATCTTTCTAAGCTGGATCAGCAGGGCCAGGTCGAGGCAATTGGCTCGATGTTTACCAAGTGGCAGATCAATGCTTTTGCCCAGCTTGGCAAAGATATTCGTCAGGCTCGCATTCAGCTTTTGGGATGGTCGAAAGATATTACGGGAAGCGAAAGGGCTGCACAGGGTCTATACGACTCCATGACCAGGGCTCTTGGCTCGCCGATGCAAAGTCGTGCAGCGCAGAATGCGTTCAAGGGACTGGAAATCGATATCAAGGCTGCCGATTACCAGTCCATGAATGCTAATGCCAGGTTCATTCGACTTGCCGATTCTATGCGCGGAATGGATGAGCAGGCACGCAAGGTTAAGCTGGAGCAGATTTTCGGTCCGGCTAATGTTGGTGCGCTTGATAAGCTGGTTCAGAAGACCAACGAAAATACCGAAGCTCTGGGTAATTATAATCGCGAGATTGCATCCACCGGAGATAAGGCAAAAAATCTTGAGCAGTATAAGAAGGAGCTTGACAAGTTCCTAGAGTCGAATCCACAGAAGTTTAAAATTGCTGGCACAATGATGAAGAACGCCCTCATGGACGTTGCTGTCATTCTTCTGCCATATATTCTTGCGCTGGCTAAGTCTATTGCGAAAATGGCGCAAGCCTTTGCGAATATGAATCCGACTCTCCAAAAGGTCGTTATTGGCTTCCTGGTGTTCCTTGCCCTTGTTGGTCCGCTCGCAATACTGATCGCGAGCTTCAAGGTTCTGTTCGGCGTCCTCGGCGGCGGAATGGCAAAGCTGATCGGATTTTTTACGGTCACCAGCACGTCGGCAACGGGTGCGACTACATCGCTTTTCCGGTTCAGTGCAGCCGGTCGCGCAGCCGCGCGCGCCAATAAGGCCGCAGCAGCCGAGATAGCGGGGTCGTCAAAGGTTGGCTTTGGTGCAGCGGCCAAATCTGCAATGACTAGTGCCCGTACTACCGTTCGGGAATTTGCAACTGGCGCAAAGGCGGCTGCTGCATCATGGAAGGCCGGAATTCGAGGAATTCCAGTATCTACCAGGATTAATGGCGCTCAGACCGCCGCTGTTCAGACTCAAAATAATGCAATCATGTTGGCGCGAATCAATGGCGGAATGGCCGCGATTCGTGCTGCACAGGCGCGCGGTGAGCAGGCTCGCATTTCCACCATCCGCCTTTACGGAAACCTTGCTGCAATTGAGCAGTCGATGGGAATGAAAAAGCAGGCTGCCGCAGTTACCGCCGGTGGCGCAGGTGTTGTTGCTGCGCAAAAGGGCGTTGGCGCTGCACAGGTTGCTGCTGCCGGTAAATCTGGAACGGCTGCTGGTGCCGCCGCTGGCGCTGGTGCCGCCCGTGGAATGAAGGGCAAGTTGCCTGGCATTCTTGGAATTCTTGCAACAGTTCTTTTCTTCATTCCTCCAAGCTGGTTTAAGGCCGGTGGCGATGCCGCGAAGAGCCTTGGCAAGGGTCTTATGGATGGAATCAAGAATCTTGGTGGAAGCATCAAGAGCCTTATGGGCAGGATGGGAATTACTTCTGCTCGTAGCTTTGGGTCCGCAATTGCTAGAACGCTTGGCGGAAAGGGCGGTCTGATTGGTGCTGCGATTGCATCAGTTGTTTCCGGCATCGCATTTGCATGGGACGATATCAAGAAGATTACCCAAAAGGTCTTTGGCGGGGATTCAAATGTTCCCCTTTTGGCGCGTCCTTTCGTGTGGGCCGTTGAGGTAATCGTTGCTGCTGTTAAGAAGCTGCCTGACGTAATTGTGGCGGTTTTCCAGGGAATCGTTAGCTTTATCACTAAGGCTGCGAAGAAAATCTACGAGGCATTTAGCTACATTAACCCGTTTGCGCGTCACTCACCTTCCCTGGTTGAGAATGTGACAAATGGTATGGCTATCGTCACCAGTATTTTTGGTGACGCTTCACGTTCGATTCAGCAGGATATGCGTAATGCATATGGTGCTATCTACAAGTTCGGTAGTGCAACTGCTGGCCTGAATATGAAGGCCGCAAATATCAAGCGCGATGACGACCTCGGTGCAATAAAAAAGGCTGATCCTTCTGGCGCAGCAACAAAGGGTTATCTTGAACTTGAGCGCAACGCCAAGAAGCTCGAAGCTAATTCTGTTCGTCTGAACGCGGCATTGCAGAAGCAGCAGCGAATTGTTGATGCCCTGTCGAACAAGGTGAAGATTGCTGATCGCAATATCGATCAGATGCAGAAGACCATGGAGTCTTTGCAGAAGATTGCAGACGCAACCGGCAAGGCTCTTGATTATGCAAAGGAGCAGCTAGAGTACTACGCGAATGCCCCAATTAAGGGTATGCGCGCAATGTCTGACGCTATTTTCGAGAACGAAATGGCACAGAAGCGTCTACAGCTTGAAATGATGAAGCTGGAAGATGCTGGCGGTAGCATTGATGAAATTACGGATAAGTACGCACGTTTGCAGGGGCAGATTGAAACCCTGTCCGGCCAGCGTGCGGACCTCCAGCAAAAGGGTGCTGGTAGCGATATTCTTGCCACTTACGACAAGATGATCGCTGATCTTAAAGCCCAGCAGGGCGCTGCAATTTCCAGCGGACCCGCAAAGGAAATTGAAGAACTGAATAAGTCGCTTGATGATTTGAAGCGCAAGGGTGAAATGCTCGACCTTGAGAATTCTCTCAAGTTCGATCCGCTTACGCGACAGATTGATCAGCTCGTAAACACAGAGAAAGAGCTTGACTTCTCGACCATCGTTACCGGTGTGACAACCTATAAGGCGCAGGTCGAAGGTCTGACGATTGCAAATAATCTTGCAACCGGCGCTGTTCAGGCTCAGCAGGCTGCAATTGATGCCGCGTCCGCAAGTCGCGATGCGCTTAATCAGCGGTTGACTCTTGAGCAGGAAAAGCTCGATGGAATCAAGTCTGTTTACGATCAGAATCAGCAGGCCATTACTGACGTACGCGCAGCAATGGATGAGCTTGTCTCTTCTGCTGGCACGGTTAATCAGAAGATGGAAGAGGTTGCCCAAAAGGCCAAGGATGCCGCCGATAAGGCTGGTGAGCTTGGTGACAAGTTGGGCGAGCTTGGTGATGCGGATATTGAGGCACCAGACCTTAGCGAGGTTGGTAATTCTCTTGACGACATGATCAGCGACATGGAAAAGAAGTTTGAGGGCGCTGGACTTTTTGATGGTCTTGGCGAAAAAATCAAGAACTTCTTTGGGGGATTGCCAGGTAAAATTGGCGGATTCCTCGGTAAGGCCATGGGTGTTATCTGGGACTTCATTAAGAAGCTCCCCGGCGAGCTGGTGCGAGGTATTTCGTATCTGGCAGGCTTCCTGGTTGGCGCAGCCGCGAAACTCGTCGTGGCTATTATAGTCGGCCTGTACAAGCTGAGCGGAAAGATTGTTGAACTTGTAGACAAGGCTTTTGGATGGATTTGGGAAGTGGGAATTCCCAAGCTGTGGCAGAAGCTAAAGGACATTGACTGGGGCGGAATGCTGGCCGGTATTTTCACTGGCGAGACATGGGCAAAGCTGGCAATCGCGCTCTGGGATGCCGGGGTGTGGCTGATCAAGGGCCTGTTCAACGGCATTAAGAGTATGCTGACCAATGTTTGGGACTGGGTCTTTGAAAATATCATCAGGCCAATCATTGACGGCGTTCGGGACGGCTTTGGTATTGCATCCCCGTCGACGGTCTTTGCCGAAATTGGCAACTGGCTGGTGGAGGGCCTTCTTAAGGGGCTTGTTGACAATATTGTCAAGGTCTTCACCTGGTTTATGGAGCTGCCTGCAAGGGTTATCACCGCAATTGGAGACTTGGCTGGATTCCTTGGGCGAAAGTTTGGCGAAGCAATTCAATGGGTTCGCGATCGACTTCCCGAATGGTGGGAGAAGATCAACAACTTCTTCGGCGGAATTCCCGGAAAGGTTGGCGAACTTCTTGGTGGAATTGGTCGAGCAATTGGCGACAAGTTCAAGGGTGCCTGGGATTGGGTTTCCAGCAAAATGGAAGACTGGGCGCGCCCGGTTGTGGACTGGTTTAAGCGACTCCCGGACCTTATCGGAGGAATCTTCGATACGGTCAAGGAAAAGCTCAAGACTCCGATTAACTTTGTTATCGGAACTGTCTACAACAACGGTCTCCGTAAGGTCTGGAATAATACAGCTGGCAAGGTTGGTCTTCCGGAAATGGGAGAAGTCCAGCAGCTCGCAAAGGGCGGAAGCGTCGGCAACCGCATAGTCGGACCGGGAACGGGTACTAGTGACTCTATTCTCACGACCGCAAAGCCGGGTAGTGAGATTTTCACTGCTCGTGAAGTTGCTAACGCTGGTGGATTTAAGGCACTGGAATCGCTGCTCGGTCGGATGGGTGTCCGGTCGTTTATGAGCAGCGGCACCGGTGGAGTTCCTGTTGCTCTTAGTAATGGTGAATTCCGTCTTGATCCGACGCAAATTGCGCAAATTGGTGGCAGCGCAAAGGTTAAGCAGCTTCGCGCTCAGCTTGCCGCTGGTAATGTTCCTGGTCATGATGTTGGTGGCGATATTATGGACGTCGTTACCGGATCGATCAGTAATGTGAAGCAGGGTGCGAAGAACGTTGCGGCATTTGGTGTCGATAAGGCGCTTGATGCTGTTGACGCCCTGATTCCGGATATGCTGACGCCTCCCGGTGGAGACATTGGCCGTTACCCGCAAAAGGTTTTCGATACGTTCCGCGAGAAGATCATTAATGCGCTTAAGGGTGCGGATGATGTTAAGCGGTCTGGCAAGAAATTGAATGCGCCTTCTGTTCGGAAATCCGGCTTTGCAACTGGTGGAACCATCCCGTCAACAACCGGCGGAACTGGCGCTACGCCTTCGACCGCCGATACGTCTACCGGCGCGTCGGCGGCGGCTCCTGGAATTGACCCGGCAACCGGTGCCGGTCTCGTGGAGTCCGTTACCGGCGCAACAGCGGCGGCGCAAGCAGTCTGGCAGTCGTATTACGCGGCAATTGAGGAAGAACAGCTTACAAATGCAACAACAATGCAGGCTCAGCAGCTTACCGCTGATACTGCAATGTTGGCGCAGCAGACGGCCACCATCGCCACAATGCAAACTGCGAGCGCGTCTTTCCGTGCCAGCGAAATTGCAGCAGATGCCGCGTATCAAACGACTCTTGCTGCTCAGGATTTGGCAAGTAAGACCCTGCTGAATTCGCAGCTTGCGACTTTTGTTTCAGCGCAGACCACTCAGTGGGCCGCGTTGCGAAAGTCGGTTGTGGATACTGCAACCGGAATGAATGCCGACGTTAGCAATCAATTCGAGCTGCTTTCGGAGAACATTCGTAGAACAATTGAAGATGGAATCAACCCGACCATCGGTTCGCTGGAGGAATTGCTGAATCGAACGGTTGGCTGGTTTGAGGCTGCATCCAATGATATTGGTGCAATGTGGAGCCAGACTGTTCCGAAGGTTCAGGACCCGACTCGCGTCATCATTAACGACGTTTACAATAATGGAGTTCGTGTCGCGTGGAGCAAGGTTCATACTTGGCTCGATTTGCCAGAGCTTGACCAGTTCGTTGCGCCGTTTGCAAAGGGTGGTCAGCTTGGGCCTGAGGGCATGGTTTCGGTTAACTCGCTGAGCAACCCGAATAGCCCGAAGTCCGTGAAGAATGGTGGTCCACTTAGGGCCGCTAGCTCGTCGCGAGATTCAACACTGTTCGCTGGTATGCGTGGCGAGTACGTGATGAACAGGAAGATGGTTCAGGGTGCCGGTGGTATTTCTAACCTGGAGGCATGGCGCAAGGCCACGCTTTCTGGTCGAAAGCCCATCGAGACCGGCGGAACGGTCAATTTCGATGCAGTGCCAGGATTCGCTTCTGGCGGTGTTCTCGGAATGGATAAGCGTCCAGAGAACCAGGCCCTTCCCGGCGTTATTCAGGAAGTTCCGGAACGTCTTCGTCCGTATTACAACCGCACGTATGACTACGGCGGTGGCGGTCAGCCTGGTCGTGGTTATGACTGCTCGGGCTGGACTGGTGCCGTTCACCAGATTCTTACCGGCGGAAGTCATGTCGGTCGAATTTGGTCCACTGAGGTTAATTTCAGTAGCTACGGCTATAAGCGAGGCAATGACGGATACTGGTCGATGGGCGTTCATAACGGCGGCGGCGGAATGAGTTCGCACACCGCAGGAACGCTCGCTGGCGTTAACTACGAGTCGGGCGGCGCACACAATACGTCCACATGGGGTGGACCTGCCGCCGGTACTATTAACCCGCAATTCGAGAATCAGTACTACCTCCCCAGCTTGGGTGGTAAGTTTATCGGAACGCCGGGTGGCGGTGGCGCAGTTGCCATTACTCCGATGCTTCTCGAAATGTGGGACAAGGAAATGACTCGCGTCAAGGAGGGCATTTCCGGACTCGCGTTTGGGGGAACTATTGGTCAGAATCCGCCTAAGGCATACGATAAGTTCAATCTTCTCCGTGGGGTTATCGAGAAGAAGGGCAAGGAAAAGGACGCTGCCGCTGCCGCATCCGCAGCAGCTAATTACGGTCAGGGTCCGGAAGGTTCGTACGGCGGTGGCGTGGAGCGCTGGCGCTCGGTTGTTCATGACGCGCTCGCTCGCGTTGGACAGCCGAAGAGCCTGGACGAAATTACTCTTCGTCGCATGAACCAGGAATCGCGCGGCAATCCGCGAGCGATTAACCTGTGGGATTCAAATGCTGCACAAGGAACTCCATCAAAGGGCCTTATGCAGGTTATCGATCCTACATTCCAGGCTAATCGCGACCCGTCTTTGCCGAACGATATTTGGGACCCAATGGCGAATATCGTTGCATCGATGCGCTACACGCTCGGTCGTTACGGTTCGCTTCCGGCTGGTTATGGTCGAGCTGGTGGATATGATTCCGGCGGCTGGCTGGAGCCGGGTCTCACGGCGGCGGTTAATGCAACCGGCAAGCCTGAGGCTATTCTCACGAATACCGACTGGAAGGCCGTTTACAAGGCCGCAATGAAGCCGACGCTTTCCATTGACGATATCGCCAATGGATACGCAAAGGGCATGGCAAAGGTATTCGGGTTGAATACCGACAAGGAGGTTCAGAAGTCGATTCAGGGCGCAACAGAGGTTGCTCTCCAGGGTCAGAATTCTAAGTGGAATCCGATGGTTGTTGACGCAACCGAAGATGTTAAGGCAGAGGCAACAAAGACGACCGAAGCTGTCTATAAGGTGACAGATACGGTTAAGGGTACTGGAAATATCATGACCGGTATTCTCGGGGCAACCGAGGATAACAAGAAGGTTCTTGATCAAATGCTCGCGGTTATGAATGCGGGTGCCGGTACTCTTGGTCAAATTGGAGCCAAGTGGGTTAAGGGCGAAGACGGCAAGGAAGGTAAGTGGGAATATAACGTCACCTTCGGAGCCTTCGCGCCGCTGATCGAATCGATAGCCGGACTGGTCGAGAACCTTCCGGATGCAGAGCCGACATATGTTTCTTGGGCTGGTACTAACCGAGAAGTTACCAAGGAAATGCAGCGCGAAAAGCAGATGAATGATCTTGCTAATAGCTCTAAGGGCTTGTATTACGCCTTTAAGACTATTGCGCCTCCGGTTCTCAGGAGCACGGCAAAGATTGGTGCTGCAATTGAGACGCTGGTTCAGCAAGACGGTGAAGCATGGGCGATGATTTCGGCGCAGCTTGCGGCAGGTAATCCTACGGCTTATCTTGCGGCGGCGGTGCTTTCGCTCAAGGCTATTCTCACTATTCTGCCGCTGGTTATCGAGGCAATCATGTCGATTGGTCCTGCAATTATTGAGTCGCTGATCGCGTACTTCACTAAGTTTGAACCTGACTCGGTCTATGCGTATGGTACTTATGAGGCAGCTAACGATGCTGTTGTCAAGAACCAGAACGCGATTCGGAATGGAGCCACCGGCCCCGTTTTCGAGACCCCTTCGGTTCAGCAGGAACAGCAGAGCTACAATTTCAATTTCTACGGAGATGTTGTGGTTCCGAATGTCACTAATGAGTCCGGCGTCGATACGCTGGTCGGTAACCTTCTTGGATTGGCAGGTGTCTAGTAATGGGTAGATATTACTGGCGACCCAATGTTGCGGCAGCCGTAGATTACGGAAATGTCGATACTGACGGAAGCGGAACAGTATTGGGGGATAACTCTGATTCTACGCGAAAGAAGTATTTCGATGACTCGGGTTCAATCCTTACCTTTAATCTGCCCTCCCCGTCGGTGATCCCACTCGGTCGCGAAATTATCGCGGTCCGAGTGGGTCACCGGCAGGTGAATGATCTTCTGCTTTTTAATGGCTGGCCGCGTAGCTACTTGCGTATTAATGGCAAGGCTCAGGCAAATACGGTCGCATACAAGCAGGACGGTTATTCCGGTTCCGCTCGTGAGATTCTTGGTGCAGCTCTTTATAACAAGAATCTTGCTCCGTGGAGTTGGGCAGACTGTGACACAATGGGCGCAGAGACCGGTGCAGCCAAGGGTGAAATTGGTCCCAATAAGGGCAATCGCTGGTGCATCGCAACCGAGGTGTTCATTCAGCTTGTTTATAACGATCCCGTGCCAGTTCCATCGGCACCCTACCCGGCGAATAATGAAAACATCAACACGAGTTCTGTTCAGTTTTCTGCTAAGGCCCCTGCGTCTCAGAGTGAACAGCCAGTACGCACAGTTTTTCAAGTCAGTAGAGTTAACACTTTTGACGACGATGATGTTCGCACTTTTGTTGGTGGCTTGAATGATAAAACTGCATCCGATTCTCGAAGCTATTATGTCAGCGATCCGCTGGCAGGCGACGGATCGAGCTACACAAATCTCGGACCTGGTACTTGGTTTATGCGTATCAAGAACCGAGATTTCCGTAACTCGGAATCGGCATGGGGTGCCACAACATCTTTTAATATTGTTCACGGACCTTTGCCTGGTGCGACGCTTATCGATCCTGTTCGAGACAGTGTAATCAACTCTCCGTATAAGATGCGTGGCGCTCGAATTGCAACACAGCCTCAAGGTGGCCGAAGGGTCGGTGTTACGTGGCAGTTTGCAACGGATGAAAATTTCACCGAGAACGTAGTTCAGTGGACTAATTCATCCGGCGGAACGTTCGTAGCAAATGTCGACAACCCGTTCGATATTTACTACGACCCTAAGCCAAGGCCGGAAACGGAAAGCGGCAAGCATGGTCCGACTGTGGGTGTTGACGATCCGACGCAATATCTAAAGCAGGGCATCTGGTACGGAAGGGTGCGAGCCACCGATGTATATGGACAGTCCGGCACCTGGTCGGGTTCGCTTCCATTTACAGTGACTCATCCCCCGGTTCCGAGGGATTTGATTCCAACCGGCGGCGTGTCATTTGACCAGGCGGAAGCTCCTGTTAAATGGCAATTTGGTGATCCGTGGACAGAGGATTATCAGACTAGTTACCGTATGCGCGTGTACGACCAGAGTAATAACCTGGTGCAGGATACGGACAAAACGGTTTCCGGTTTGTCCAGAGCTACAATGTCCGTCCCTGGCACTCTGCATCGACAAATGCTGACGATCGCAGTTGATATCTGGGATGCGGATGATATTCCGTCGGCCTCGGTCAATCAGTTGGTCGGCATCTGTCGTTTGAGCACCGCGCCGCAGACGACGCTTACGTTCCCTGGAATTGACGAGACCATTGTTTCTGGTCAGCCTAATTTCACCTGGACTAGCGTGTTCGCCGCTGCCGGTATCATGCAGAAGAGTTTTCAGATCAAAGTCAAGGAAATTGCCACCGGAAAGCAGGTGTACGATTCTGGCGTTATAATTACGTCTGCCGAATCACATATGCCGACCAGGCCGATCTTGAAAAATCTGTTTGGCTACCAGGTCGCACTTACTGTTGTTGATTCCGAGAATCTTGGCAAGACGATCTATCAGAATTTTGCTACGAATTTCGAGCGTCCAGAGATTGTGGTTGCAACTGAGGATCATTCGAGTTATATGTCCGAAGGATATGTAACGGTGAATTGGCCCTCAGGCAATCCCGATCCATTCTTCAAGGAATGGCGCATTTATCGGAAGCGTGCTGATGAAACTGATGATCAATACATTCTTGCAGGTGTTGTTAATGACAGTAGCGTGAAGACGTTTGATGATTGGTTGATCGCAGGAAACGATAACTTCGTTTACTCGGTCGTTCAGGTTGCGTATCGATTCGGCTCTCCGGTTGAATCGGAACACAACCCCACAGCCCAATTCTATGTATATTCGGAGAATTACTGGCTCATCGTTGAGGATAAGCCTGAGCTGAATATTAGGGTTGCAATCTCTGCGGATCGGTACACCGACAACAGGGAAATGGCTGACTACAATATCATCAATGGTGGTCGTCGTCGTGCATATGGTACCAAGTACGGCAAGTCCGGTAACCTGACAGCAAAGATTCGACACTCGAATGGAATGTCGGCAAGCATGTTTATTCGCAAGATGGGCATGGTCGCAGACAATAACCACTCGGTTTACATGCGTGATCCATTTGGTGGAGTGACGCTAATTGGATTGGGTGAGCTGAGCTTTGATCGGCTTGCCGGTGTCGGCGAAAGTGAATACGGGGACCTGGACATTCCATACATTGAAGTTGGTAGGCCCGACTTTAATGTTCCGCAATAGGAGTCAAAATGCCTTACCCGCCGAATCGCCTTATTGAAGAGGCATTTCTCGCTCCAACCGTCGAAGTTATTCGACGGGTCGAGATTTACGAGTACGACGGCGAGACGCCCTGGAAACCTGAATTGTGGCCTTACATCCTGGTCGGAGGAAATGTTAATGTTTCCTCCGACCAGGATTCTCGGCGTTCTGCCGATTTTGAATTCTACAATGAGGGCGGGGAACTCACACCAGAGGCCGGTAAATTCTGGTACGATAAAATCATTAAAGCCTATTACGGTATCGTGACTCACAAGGAAAACGAGGGTCGCGAACCTAGCATTATTATTATCGAAGAAGAGTCGGCACTTAATCAGGGCGTCATGCTTAAAAAGCTGCTGTCCGAGGCTGGCGTTCATTTCGTAGAATACAACCCATTGATTGATACGCTGGCGGAAGTACAGGATTACGATATTCTCGTGTCCATCAGCGGAGACTACACGCGTAAATTGCCGCTGTTGACCGCTGCATACACTGCCGGTAAGTCGGTCCTGACGTTTGGCCTTAACTCAACCGCTGCCCAACTACCCCTGTTGATCACCAGCACCTCAGCGGTGCGATCTGGGGACGATGCGCGGCACTTCGAGAACGCGGGGGCCGCCGACCCGGCGTCGGCAGGCTGGGACTCGTGGAATGTGGCCACGCCGGGGAGCTATCGGCCCATCGTGGCCACGCCGGGGGTCACGGTCGCGCTGGAGCAGCGTAATTCGTTCGGACTTGGGGCGGTACTTCGCGAGGGCGCAGAAACCGGCGTATGGATTCATACGCAAATGGCCAAGTTCGATAATTCAGTGTTCGCCGATCCTTCTGATCGCGAAGGCTTTATCGAGTATCTTGCAGCCATTGTTAATCGGGCAGACACGTACGATATTGAGAAGAACTGGGAAGCACAGGTTGGCGAATTCATCCCCGAGGCAATCTCGGACGGTGGAGACGTAATCACGAATACAATCACGGTTACGGCCAGGGATTATGCAAAGCGTTGCCAGAGCAGCAAGCTGGCTAAGGCAACTCTTTTTCCCGCCGATCAGAGCATCATTGAGATCATCAAGGCTCTGGCGAATAACTCGAACGTATTCAAGACCAGGTTGCCAGAGACGCTGAATATCAAGCTCGGCAAGGACACGACCTATGAACGGGACCAGGATAGATGGACCGTAATGAAGGAAATTGCCGTTGCGAACAATATGGATTTGTGGTTTGACAACGAGGGCTATCTCCGTCTTACGCCACAGAATGATCCGTTGTTGACTCCGGCTACACTTCAATTAACAACCGGTGATCGAGGAAACTTGATTTCTCGTGGCAGGAAAACTTCTGATGCCGGACTGTTCAATCATGTGACAGTAGTTGGCGAAAGCTCCGACAAGAGTGTTCCTCTGGTTTTTGGTGAGGCGGCGAATAATGATCCGCTGTCGCCAAGTTCAATTCAGAGAATTGGTTGGCGAACAAAGAACATTTCTTCTCCGCTTATTACTAGCGATCAGCAGGCGCAGGAGATTGCGAATACTATGCTATCGGTCTCGTCGCTAGAGGAATTTGAACTCGACTTTTCGAGCATTCTTTTCCCGTGGGTAGAGGCTGGCGAAATTCTAGAAATGAACGAAGACATTGCAGGCTGGGCACCGGCGAGGTATTTGATTACATCGTTGACCCTGCCTTTTGATCTTTCTCCGATGACGGGAACAGGAAAGCGGGTGACCAAGCTATGAGTGGACTTGCTGATCTATATACAGCTCAACAAATCGACAGATACATTGACGAGAAGATCGCCAATGGACTAATTAAACAGCGACCCGCACCTAAGTATGCAATTGTCAAGTCGATTGATACCGAGGCGTCGATTGCCGAAGTCTCGTACATCGGTGAAGATTCGGTTGTTAAGGTTCCGTTCGGCGTAGCTGCTCCGAGTGAAATTGGTCAAGAGGTGCGCATTGAGGGAGTGCCCGGTGATCGATTTATCGCGTCTGTTCGTGGAACCACTGCTGTAGAGCAGGGGATTTCAGATAACGCCGATCAGATCGAGGTCAATAAGCAGGATATTACTGACGCGCTTCTTGGGACATACGAGGGCGACGATCCTATTTTGAGTCAGCTCATGGGCTGGGCGGGATCGATCGGTCAGGACGTTTCTTTTGACGCATTGCTTGCCGCGCTTAAGGGCGAATATACTGGCGAAAATCCGGTCCTGATTGCAATTCAGAATGTCACCAAGCCGATTCGCATCATCTTTGATGGTGCCGGTCTTATTCCTGACTGGCTTCTGCCTGGAATTTCTATTGGCAAGTTGACCGATAATTCGGTGAACCTCATTGCCGATGGTGCGTTTCAGTTGCCCCCGCCGACCAGCAACCCAGCCGGTAGTTGGTATCACTCGGAGACCGGCGGTCGCGGAGATACCGGTGCGGCGGCATTTGATGCAAATGGAACAGCGGAAGAGATTCTTTCTGCTCCGATTCCGAGTGCAGATGATTTGACGTTCATTGGATATGCCAGGACAGAGGGCGCATACGCTCCAGGCAGCGGTGACACATTTGTCGTCACCGGATACGCCTATGATGGAGCAAACGTCCTGGTCGAAACGAAGACGCTGGTCTCCGGTCGCCCCGGGGACGCGTGGATGGAATTTTCCGGAACGTGGAATCCAACTTCGTCTGCCACGAATATTGTTCTTGGACTTAAGGCCACTTCTGTCCTACAGTCAGGAACAATTTTTGTTGATGATGCTCGTCTCAGCCGTCCGCAAAGCATTCCGCAAGCGTGGGTTCAAAACCTTCTCGATGATTTGCAGGGAATGTTCGGATGGATCGAGACGCTTGTCGACAATCTTTTGGGCAGCTTCGGGCTTCCGGCAATTGGTGATCTATTCGATAGGATCATCGATCTTGGTGACGAGATAGCCGACTTCTTCGGCCTCGGCCAGGACACGGCAGGCGGACTAGATACGCTGATCGATAAGCTGCTTCACAACCCTCTGGAGGCTTTGGGTCAAATTCCGCAGAGTCTTGTTACAGGGCTGAATACCGCTTTGAACAATGCCAACAACTTCATTCAGAACGTGATTAATGTCATCATTCAGGGCATCAAGAAGGTTCCGATTGTCGGAGGCTCAATTGCAAATTTGCTTGAAGCTGTTACCGGTCTGACAAATACTGTCGAGACTACTGAAACGAATGTCACGATTGTTCAAACTCAGGTTACTGCTGTCCAGGAAGTTTTTTCGGTTACGTCGACAAAGCCGCTGTGGACCTGTTTGGACCCTACTGCGGACTCGTCGTTTCCGTTGGCGGAACTTCGTCAGCCGGTTCCGCATACTCACACGTACGGTGAGGGTAGTTTCCCGTCAACAAAGACTTCCGGCTCTAGCGGTATCTTTGAATTTAATGTGACTGGAACTCAGTTCGTTGGAGCCAATATTCGCGTTGGTGAATCTGGCGTTAGGGATCAAATTAGCATCATGGCCCGTCGAACGGGAACCGTGAATGACTTTTATGGTTATGCCTTCAAGATGAATCCGGACGGCAGCTTTACGCACTTGACGGTTACCGCAAATATGGCGTCTGATCTTACTACTGCAAGCTCGTGGATTACGTCGCAGTTCGATCAGCAGGTTATTGTTGAGCCTGGGGATACTATTCTGATAATCTTCTCCGGAAGTGGAACCGTTAGTATCATGGGAATCCAGACGGTTTTTCCGTCTATTGTCACCGGATTTAGGCCGCGCCAGATTGGATTCGACATTGGAGCGGGAGGTGTTGTTTCTGACCCCAGTGGAAATCCATTTATCAGTACAATCAACGCCGACTCTGCGTACAGCCAGAAAACGCCTTACGTTGAACTTGGTCGCGATATTGGACAGGCAGCAAAGCGCAGCTTCTTCGATAACTTCAATAGAAGCAGCCTCGGTAATAGTTGGCTTCTCGGTCGATATGACAGCCTGAATGGAACATCTGGTGGATCGAACCTGACTATTAAGTCGAATAGGGTCGAGAACGTTAGCTCTCAGCTCACTCAGCAAAGAGCGTGGGGAATGTACACTGTTCCACTTTCCACTGATAACATTTCCTGTGAAGTTGATGTTACCGGCAATGATTCTCCAGAATGTGGGCTGATGGTTTGCGCTAGCTCCACTCAGGGCAATTTCATGGCACTATCTGTTACGGAGTCCACGGCAGTTCTGGTTACCGCCAATGACCCCGCAGGAAATGGTGCATCGATTAAGAGTACGACCAGCAATGCCGGTGCCGGTCACTGGTCTTTGACGTATGATATTGCGGATAACACATTCCGTGCCTATAAGAATGGTACACAGGTAATGCAGTGGGTCGACTCTGGAAATCAAATTAAGCACGGTCAGGGCCAGAGATTCTGCGGAATGTTCATTGACCACAAGATTTTTAATTCTGGACCAGCGCTAGATAATTGGCACGCTTACGATATAGTGGAGGCATAAAATGACAGCTCCGTGGTACTCCAGAGGCCCGAAGGGCGACAAAGGAGACAAGGGCGATACCGGAACCGGCGTCCAGGGTCCGCCCGGTCCTGCAAACGTGCTCACTGCTGGCCCGGTAACAACGCTTGCTCCCGGCGAGGATGCAGCTATTGATCTGGTTACTACTAGTCCCGGTAACCAGCGACTTGACGCATCTATTCCACGCGGGGCAAAGGGTGACAAGGGTGATCAGGGAAATGTCGGTCCGGCTAGCGCGCTCTCGTTGGGCACGACTAATACCGGCGCTCCTGGAACAAATGCCATTGTTGAATTGAGTGGCAGTGCTCCGTCTCAGGTTATCTCATTCACCATTCCACGAGGCAGCAAGGGTGATCAGGGAAATCAGGGTGATATAGGTCCGGAGGGGCCGCGAGGCTACGGCTATTTTGCTAATGCAGGTGTGCCAACTGTTACCGAGCCAAGCGGACCGCCTGATGACGACCTTGTCTGGTATCTGGACACCATCACTGGTGAATTTTGGATTTGGGTAGAAACCACTCCTGGAACAAAAGCGTGGGTTCATCAGCCAGCTCGCGGAAGCCTAAAGGGCGCAAAGGGTGATCAGGGTCTCCCCGGCGGGAAGGGGGATAAGGGTGACCAGGGCGATCCTGGACCGGCGAATTCGCTTGCAATTGGAACGGTCACTGGACTTGGAACCGGGGCAACGCCTACCGCGAGCATTACCGGTGCCGCGCCGTCCCAGACCCTTAATTTGGGACTGCCTGCTGGCCCAAAGGGCGACAAGGGCGATAAGGGCGATCCTGGAGACGACGGGGAAGTGTCGGAGGCAATGCTTAACACGGCGGTCAATAATGCTGTGGCGGCATTGGTTGACGGCTCCCCCGCCGCGCTGGACACGCTAAATGAATTGGCAGCGGCTTTGGGCGATGATCCAAATTTCGCAACCACCATGACGAACGCTCTTGCGGAAAAGGTCGGGAATACAGACAGCCGCTTGGCCGATAGCCGGACCCCTACCGACGGCTCGGTTACTCAGGCAAAGTTGGCTCCAAATGGCGGATTTTTCAACAAGCTAAATTTGAGTGATCTTACTGCACCTGGTTACACATTTGGCAAGGGAAATTGGATCGTTGTCGATGACAGTGATCCAAATCCCGCAAATCACTTCATGATGTACATTGTGTATGGAGCAAACCAGGGTGAGTCGCCTGGAGACGCTTCTGCGCGTGGGATTATGACTCCGGTAATTGTAAACGTAGGCTCTGCGCTTTCGTTTGCCAATGGCACCATTGATGTCTTTGACAGTGGTATTACCTCTGCCAAGATCAACGGCGGTGCGGTAACAGCGGCCAAGATCGCTGGCGGAGTTCTTCCGATGGACATGTCATTTATTGTGTTCGGCAAGGATACAACGCGAGCGGCGGGGACCGGCGATAATCCTTTTGGTCACAAGTTCCAGAGAAACGTAACGGTTCAGTCTGTAACGTTTCGATGCCTAACCGCTGATGCCTCTGGAAATCTGGTAGTCGAAATTTGCAAGAACGGAACAGCAGTAAGCGGAACGAATACCACGCTTTCGGCAGCCAATCAGGTTGGCGGGGTTACCACCAGTGGCCTGTCTGCAACCTTTTCTGCTGGAGATATCATCACAATTCAGGTAACCGGCGTTGGCACCACTCCTGGCAAGGGTCTGGTCGCAGATATCAAGGCGGTTGCTTCATGATCATCAGCTTCCCTCCAGCGGCGTCCGCGAGGCCGGTGTATGATAATTCGGCATCCACAAAGGGTGCGTACAATGGCGGATCGGTAACCCTGACTACTGCGGCAAATGCAACTTTAATCATTTACACACAGGGTGGAGCTTCATCTATTCCAAAGATCGACGGCATTGATGCGACCTTACTTGCAACATTTTCGTCTAATACTTATCGCCTTTGGCGATCGCCAATTGCTGGAATTACCGCTGGCTCACACACGATTACTGGCACTGGGGACCTAAATGCAACCGCCGTCGGTTCTTACACTGGAGTTACGACGGTATCTGGGGCGGCAGTCAGCGGCCTGAGCGGGACAACCGCGTTTGCCGTTACTCCTACTGGGTCCGGAGTCGTTATTGTAGGCGCAGCCTTTGGAACAAGGATTGGGGACACTGGATTTGTTTCAAACGGAACCCAGAGAACCCTATCCAGAAATACGGTTCCATCCACGTCGGGCATAGTCCTGACCGACTCTGAGATTGCCACGCAGGCTTCATTCGGGGCGTCCAGTAGTGGTTCTTGGTATATCGGAGCAGTCTGGCTGTCATAATAATTGCCAGTCCACGGTAAATCCCCTTTGCTGGGGGCATACCGTGGACTGGCACAACCAAGAGGGGATAGGCTGATCGCATGACAAGAACGCTCATTGATTCGGGAGCGCGGATCGAGGCTGCCGGTATCAAGCGCGCTGGTCACGTCGGTTCGTTCGGCTATTTGAGCACGTCCCGACCTGGAACATTTTTCAGCGGGAAACCCATTCGCCAGGATTGGGTTAACGACATGAATTCTCTTGGACTCATGATTGTTTCGTGCTGGCAATTCGGAAAGAACGCGACTGCCGACTGGCGGCGCGGATTTAATGGTGGAGTAGCAGATGCAAAAGCCGCAGCACGCAAGCACCGTGAGCTTGGTGGGCCGGATGACGCCCCTATTTATTTCGCTGTTGATGACGATGTTAATCTTAGCGATTACCGCCTTTTCGTACGTCCTTACCTTCAAGGGGTTAACTCGGTTATTGGAGTTAATCGAACCGGGGTGTACGGACATGACGAATGCGTGACATGGGCCGCTACTGATCAGCTTTTGGGTAAAACCCGCGACGGCTCGGGAAAGACTTTTGGCTGGCAAACGCGCGCATGGTCGGAGGGCGATATCTCCCGATATGCCTGTGTCTATCAGCGAATCGTGGATACCGCATCGACACCGGGGCCGCCGATTGACGGCAACCCTACTGACGTGAACGACATGCTATGTGACGATATCGGCCAGTGGAATTACGGCGGCGGTAAGTGGAATGACATTCTTACTCAAATGCTCGGAACAAAGGATTGAGCAATGCAGTATAAGCAATTCATTCTTGACGAACTCATGAGCGATGAACTCGCTGAAAAGGTCGAGAATGACGTAATCGATAATCTGCGCGCTAGCTTGGCGGCGGATGACGACCCGTCTAACGACGACCATGAAATCCTTATTACGCGGGGCGTCGGCGCTGACGCGAGTGGCCGGACCGGAACCTATATCATCGGCACCGTCGATGCTGAGCCGGAACCGTATCCGGAGGTTTCCCGTGAAGAGTATGAGATTTCCGAGGCAAAGCCAACGAAGTATATGGACAACGCTCCGACAGATTTCAACATTGATGATGATGGATATCTGACGCACATGCTTGGAAAGGTTCAGGGCTAATGGCATACGTTAATGGTCCGCAGATGATGCGGGATATTGCCAACATGTGCCATGAGCTTTTCGGCACTACTATCGTTTACTCGAATGGCTGGGAAACTCGTGGTAATGGTCAGGACTGGGCTTACGGAGGTCCAAAAGGATTTATTGATCATCACACCGCTGGTGGTAATAACATTTACCTTGACGGCAATCTCATTACGGGTGTTCCCGGCCTCTCAGGTCCTCTCTGCAACTTTGCAGGTCTTTATGACGGCGACCTTGCTGTGGTTGCTGCGTACCCCGCAAATCACGCGGGCGCTTCGGGAGGCTGGGATACGGCACCTCTGCCGGTAACCGGAATGTTCAACCGAGAAGTTCTTGGTATTGAAATGCAGTACCGAGGCGTAGAGCCTATGAGTCCTGCTCAGTATCAGACGCTTCTCGCGGTGAACTACTGTGCCGCAAAGGTTCTTAACTGGCCTAGCTTTAACCGGATTAAGAACCACCAGGGCACCAGTATTCAGGGCAAGTTCGATATGGGTTTTGCCCCCGGTAAGACGTACGATATCGCAGCGATCCGCCGTGATATCGCAGCAAAGGGCGGTACCGCCGGTACCGACGATAAGCTCTGGAATGACATTCAACTCCAGATGATGGGCACGAAAGGCTAAACAATGGAAGTTGAGTGGAGAAAGGTTCCATTTGACTTCGACTATTCCGTTTCGTCAGCAGGTGAATTGCGAAATGATTCAACGGGAAGAATCCTAAAGCCTAGGAAATGTCGAAGATATAATTCATTTGCTATGCAGAATTCCGGCAGAAGGATGGACATATCTGCACACACGTTGATTGCAATGGTATTTATCGGAGAAAGGCCACCAGGGTACGATGTGTGCCATAAAAACGGAATACCATCTGATAATAGGGTAGAAAATCTGTATTACGGAACCAAGAGTCAAAATCAACTAGACTCGGTTAGACATGGCACACACAGGGGGTCAAGAAAAACCCATTGTCCCAGAAATCATGAATATGATCGGGTAGACGTAAATGGCGCCAGAAGGTGCTCGACTTGTCTCAAGATTGCAAATGATAAGTCAAACCTTAAAAAGAAGATGCGAAAACAATCTGAAAGAAGGTCGAAGGAAAATGCCTAGCGCAGCAGATGACGTGAATACCCAGTTCATGGGCGACAAAGATAAGAATGGAAAATGGGGCTGGACCGGGCTTGCGCCGCAGCCAGACAATAACGATGTTCGGTATTCGCAGTTTGTCAAGAAGGTTGTGGATCGACAGACTGTTGTCGAGGCTCTGGGAACTCTGGTTTTCGAGGCCACTTACCGCATTAAGGCCGTGACCGATGTAGCGGAGGCTAAAAAGCGCGCAGTCGATGCCAAGCGCGGCGAGACCGTTCTAGGTCACGCGGCAGTCGCTTCCGGACTCGCGATCACAAATAACGAACTGCTTAAGCAGATTCTCGCGGAGGTGAAGAAGTAATGACTTACGATCCCGCAGATGATCCGCGAATTCCCGACCTGTCCGATGACGCGGTAGTCGGACCGAACCTCTTTAACATTCGCACCTGGCGAGATGTTATTGCCATGGTGTACGTCATTGTCCCGCTGGCGTCGGCTTCGCTGGTCGGCTACGGCGTTTTCAGTGACCAAGAGTCTGCCGTTATTGTCGGTGCGGTTCTTGCCGTGCTCCAGGTGATTCTCCAGTTCACTCGTACCGAGAACGGTGTGCGTCGAGCCTTTTATACGGTTCTTCTTGCGGCCAATGCCGTACTGGTGTGGTACCGGGTTGTTGATGAAAACTTCCTCACCACCTGGTTGCCCCTGATTAACGCTCTCCTGATCGGTGTACCGGCTTCGGTTGCCGTCCAGAATGTTAATACTTCTGGCGACGACCTCCGAACCAGCTCTGCATAAATAAGTAACCCAAAAGGGCGTCGTACGGACATTTTACTCGTACGACGCCCTTTTGCTAGGGTTTTCATTTAATATTCGGGACGGCGGTAGGAAATTGAGTTACAAAGAAAACTTTGATAAAAAATGGAATAGAAGGAACTCTGGACTATTTGGGATTAAATACCATCTAGAACCAGATGAGCTTTCATCTAAATCCCAGTCACAAGATACCTTGATGCTGTATGCTACCTGGGGATTTTTGTACGGACTCTCGCTCATAGTTCAGCCAGACTCGGTGTGGACACTTGGGTACTATGATACCGCTAAATATGTGCCGTACTCTCCAGACTCCTGGGGCGTATTCGCCATAATTGGTGGGCTTCTCATATTCATAGGAATGTTCAGCGGACGTGGAATATTTGCCGCAATTGGAGCTGGAGTTCTAGCAATATGGAACTTCTTTTTCGCGTTCAGTTTTGCGAGAGAGTTCATTAGCGGTTCTGAATACGGCTTTTCTCCAGTTATCACATACGGAATTCTGAGCCTCTGGGGGATAATTCTCGTGACGACGTATGGAAAGAATAATGTCAATGCCGTATAAACAACTCCAGAGGGACGCACGAAATCCCTTTGAGTATGCAATCATCCTGTTTGCTGTGGTTATTTCTACCGCACAGCTCATATTGGACACATACCCTGGAGCTATCTATGAATTCACCAGTGATGGATATCGGTATGCATGGGGAGGGGCGCTATTTCTAGGCTCTATTTCCTCTGCCGCCGGAGTCACAATGAAAAGGCACTCGATGGGCGTGGGGCTTGAGTGCTGGGGAATGTATGTAATGGGGGGTGCCCTCGCGGTCTATGGTTTGTCTATTTTTCTGGTAGGCAATGCAACCGGAATGTTCGCGTCGGGATTCTTTTTCACATTCGCAGTTGCATGTATTGTTCGTGCGTTTATAATCCACCGTGGATTGCGACGCATAGCGAAGGGTCAATACGTTCGACTCAGGGAAGCAGAGAGAAATGAGAAATGAACCTAGACGAAGCTCAATTCTGGGTACAGCTTGCAGTCACTCTCCTGTCGACCGGTGGACTATTTGGCGGATATAAAATCTGGAGTGATCGCAAGAAAGCTGATGCAGAAGTAAACAAAGAGGATGCATCCGCAGCAGATATTATCCAAGGGTCAGCCGCTCGTGAAATTCAGCGAATTAACGAGACCATGGAAAAAATGCGCAAGGAGTCCCTGATACGCAAGCGCGCAGGAGCAAAGCTGTATTATCATCAGCGATCGCATGAACGCTGGGACCTTGAAATGATGACCAAGCTGCGAGAGCTTGGCATCAGCGTCGATGAACCTCCACGCATTCTCCTGAGTGTCGAGGAACTAGACGCCCTCGAAATTTAGGATATTGTCATGACAGCACCGTCAGTTTATCAGCCTATTCGATTGGTAAATATTCCGATAGATAAAGGTGTAGGATTTTACTGGGACTTCAAGGATGACAGCATACCTGGTGACGCGCTAGTTATGATGAGGGTATCGTCCAGGATGAATTTCAAGGGCGAGAGAACGTATTCCATCTGGACGGCGCACAGAAATCCACTGACTAGATTTTGGGAATTTGATGTACCAGAAGAAGACGTTCTCGCCGCCGATGTAGTGCAAGGGTCCGTCTACCGGCTGTACCGACAGGACGACCGCACGGATAGCCGGACACGAAAGATAATCCCTCAAGCCGGGAGGCTGGTGTTTAGATGAGTAAGCCACTCGTTATTCTGTGCCGAGGAATCGGCGAGACGTATGGTCGCGGAATTCTTTGGAATCTAGCGCAATATCTTCCAGTGGAAGAATACGATATCATCGAAGCGAATTGGAAGGCCGAATATGGCCCGGTTCCGTCGATCGGTGGCTATTCGTTTGAAAAGTCACTAGAAGATGGTAAATCCCTTTTGTTAGACCTATGCCTGACTGAGCACCGAGACAGGGGGATTGTCCTGGTGGGCTACAGCGGCGGCGCTCAGCTCGCAGGCGACGTGCTGGCCGACCTGGCGGCTCGCGGCCACTCGAACGTGCTCGGCGGCGCACTGCTGTCTGATCCGAGTATGCCCAAGGGGATGCCGGGAACGGGCGGACGCTACGGAATTCGCGGTAGTCGGCAGATCAAAGAATCAATCCCGGTTCAGTGGTTTTACGAAATCGAGGACGTGATTGCGGTATGCACACCTGCGCCGGATTCGTTGCTGAGGGTTTTCGCAGATGCATCGGCAGAATTCTCGCTTGGAGGCCCCCGAGCATGGCAGGGGATAATTCCACGATTGCTGAGCAAAAAGCTACAGGCATACGTTCTACCGTGGTGGAACTTTCAGAAGTTTTTGAGACAATACAACGTCGCCAAATATGAAGCAGAGGGTTATCTGTTCCGTGGCGATCATACTAGCTATACTGTTCGTAAGAATTGGAATGGCAAAGCATACTTTGAGGATATGGCAGACTGGATTAAGAGTCTTGCTTAGGGCACAAAAATACCCGGCACCATGAATTGGTGCCGGGTATTTTTTTTACTCCTTATCCACTTCCATCTGCGCTTCTCGGAGAACGATTGACAGGCTGAGGGCCTTGCTTGGGTCTAGCGCCGCGATACCGCCTTCCCCGCCGTCATCCTTTACCTCCAGATAGATTTCCGAGTCCAGAATGCTTACGACAATATCGTCGCCGCAAACATCTGTAATGACTCGCCTAAACTCTGCCATTTTCAATCATCCTTTCCAGCTTATCCATGCGCCTGCGGTCAAGATAGAAGTTAAATGCCGCCAGAATAATTGAAATATTCTGAATGGCATCGATTGTCACGACTTCGCCTTTTCCGTGCTACATTCTAGTTCTTTTGTGGATTGATGTACCCACACGATTCGCAGTGTTCCGTCTGGTGCCATAATCGGGATTAGCTTATCCTTGCATCCTTTGCAAAGATTCTTGTGCTTGGACATGTATTACTTCTTTCCTGGAATCGGGGGCGGAACCATCAGTGGCTTGGGTTGGATGTATTTCTTCTCTTGCGCTGGAGTAAGAGGCTCTTTGCTGTGTTCATGAGGCTCGGAACTCCTGGGTTCCATTGCGCGTGTGGCTTTGAATTTACGTGACTCTAGTTTCCAGCCAACCTCGACATGCGCTGCCCAGTCGCCGAAACCAGTGCCCATGAATTCACATGAGCAAACGTGACCCGATTCGTCTGGAGTATGTTTCAGTAGATACTGGCTCAGCTTGGGCAATTCCATGACTAGACCTTTCCGAGCATCTTCATGATATACCAGATTGGCCTTCGTCTGGAGGTGGCATAGGTGATATTATCAAGGTCAAGGTCAACCAGATTGGGTATAGTGTTTCTCCATGTTGCACTGGCTCCGTTCGAGCGAAGAGTAAATTCTTCCGCACTGAATCGCATTGTTGAGCCATTATTGAACTTGATCTTGACTCTGTACAGGCGCTTCATTAGCAGACCTTACCGTGCTTATATGGGCGCGTACCGTTGTATCGATTCTTGTTGATCAGCGACAAAATCTGCTCACCGATCTTGGAAATATCGCCACCAACTGAATCTCCGATGCGGATAATAACGTCGGTGAACTCGGATGAAATACCCTCGGGCTTTAGGAGGTCTCCATCCGAATTGATCGAAACGTTAAACTGTTCGTCTGGATGATTCTTGTCGCGATACCAAATAAAAGGCTCGCCGTTGCGGTAGCTTTCCAGTGCCTCAGAAAGCTCCGAGTGCATGAGCGCAACCTCTTCCGGAAATCCTCGCTCGCTCTCGTGGAATCCCTTTTGCTCGGCCATGGTCCAGCTAGCGGCGAACAGAATGGTGAGCGCTGAGGCGATCTCAGCGGCCCCCTCATCGGTGAGGACGCCGGTAGCCGGGTCGTAACCCTGGTGGCCGTCGCGCGTGAGCGGAACCGGGTGATTATCGGTGCGGAAGAACTTTTCGGAAGCGGTGAGGTCAGTCATTTTTTTCTCCATCTGAGGGGTTATTGGTGTGGAATTCTTGGATAGCGCACTTGAGATAGACCAATGCGTCAGCCAATTCATCTAGTGCGTCCGCTAGCTGATTACGGTCATTAAAAGGCTGGAGTACAGTACCGTACTTTTCGAGACCGAAGTTCTTTCGATTTTCCATCACTCGCGTCGGACTCAGGTTTAGCATTTTTGCGACCCGAACATAGGTATCCAGAGTATTCAGATACATCATGTCTGGGCCGACATTTCTACTGCCGAAGGCTAGCCTCATGGCATTAAGATCGCGGATGACCATATCATGAGCCGACGGCAATTCATTTGGCTGCGGATTATTCTGAACCGTCAGGCCATGATTATCGCGCATCTGGTTGTCAGAGCTGCTTACGGTATCGCTCATCGACCGACCTCTCGGTATTCCGAATGATAAAGGTGCCACACGAAAGTGCCGGATTCATTCATGATTGTTCCGATATATTCCTGCGCTGGCGGAATCTCGTGTCCGGTTCCTACGACATGGATATCGACTTCGTATTCAATACCCGCATCTAGTGCTCGCTTATCTACCTCGTACCAGATCGTTGGTCGGTTGTACTGAAATTTAACGTCCAGTATTGTACCGGCAAACCCAGGAAGTGCGACAGTCTGCCTGTCAACAAGGTCGAGGGCTTTTTTGTGAATTGTCTTATTGAGCGGCATTATTGATCCTTTTCATATCTTCGACTGTGGCATACCCATTTGCGACGATTACGCCTTGGGCATATCCGAGCCAGCGACACGCCTTTTCTCGTTCAAGCTCATGCATACAGGAATCCGTCATTTCGTAATACATGTCCACGAGGTGCTCATGTGAAACGTCTGGATCATCAAACTCGCAGGCGTCCATTCCCTTCTCTTCGGACAGCTTAAGCGTTTCGCTGAACGCCTTAATAATGCTGAATGTCATGATTTCATTCCTTAGGTGCGGCCTGGGAGAACTGATCGTCCCAGATTTCTCGAACTGCTGGTGCGAATACTTCGGGGAACTCGAACATAAGCTCCGAGTAGATCATTTCGGCGGCGCGGTACATTTCTGCATCCGCCGCAGGATGGTGGCGCTTGGAGACAAATTCCATCCACGAGCGTAGATTTCCGCTAACTACGATTCTGGTTTCCAGTGAGCCTGGAAGGTATGCACGAGCGGCCTCACGGGCTTTCTTGCCCTTGATCACCTTGTCAATCGAGAAGAATGAAAGTGCGGCTTTGTATCGATTCTTCGACTGCTTGAAAGTTTCTTCAAGATCAACGCCTCCAGCCGGGGGATTAATGTAACCCAGACCCGCCTCAAACGGATCGACGTATCGGCCAGACAATTCCGAGTACGAGAGGTGCCTGTGGCGAACCAGTTCATGCGTGAAATTCCTAGATACTCCGGTGATATAGAACGTGATCGAAACGTGCTCAATAACCGAGTAATGCTTCTGGCTAATGATGTTCCGAATGTAATCGTGCGTTTTCGCCGTCTTTGGATTGGTCTTCTTGAAAGACTGGTAACAAGCGCGACCAGCGAACTCAGCCACGATAGCCGGACTGGGGTTGGGGTACCCGCTGCTCCCGCTATCCATGAACATTTCGATGTTCCCGATTCGCGGCCTAGTGGCACCAATTGTCACTACACTAGGGGTAACTGGCTTCATTTGTCTTCTTTCTGTGCGTCCATGAACTCTGAAATAGAGTCATAGGTTTTTTGATACACCCTCGGAAAATTAATTGATTTTCCGTACTTTTTGTAGACCTTTACCAGCTTTCTGACTTTACGTTTTTGTTTTCTCGTGGAGTGGATACCCAGGGCCTCTTTCCATTCGGTCTGAAAAAGTGTATCCACAACGATCCACGGTTTACGGCAGTCGTCGCATATCCAAACCGTTCCTTCTGGATAAATTGGGGCGTCGTACCAGCCTCTGACCAACGGATATTCAGGCGGCGAGCAGCGATGCGGCTGTTCCTTTTTGATTATTCCGATTGCGGGCATTACTTGCTCTTTGCAAATCCGAGCGATGCAGCAAGAATCGTTGCCCAGGTCATGATAATGAGAATTTGAAATAGTGTAGTCCAGGTCATTTTCTACCCTTTTCTTTTCTGTGATTGCTTACATAGTCGGCGGCGGCGCGCTTACAGGCTGCACATGCCTCTTCGCCTTTTCTGCGATGATTTTGATATCTAGCTCGCGTGCCATGGGGCGGAAGTGGCCTTATTGGTAAACTGATTTCTCCGGATCGATACTGTCGCATATACTCCCGATGAGCCGCGCGGCACGGTTCACACGGCACCAATCCTTCTCTGACTTCTCTTCCGTACCCCCTCAATGTTCCGTGCTCAATATCTTTCACTGGCCCTTCTGCTTAAACTTGAGCTTCGGGGAGTACTTTTTGTTGATCAAAGACTGAATCTGCCTCTTCTGGGAGTCGTCAATCTCGTCACCCTTTAGCAGTCCGTCCAGGTCGGCCATGTTGAACTTGCCAATTCTGGCGGCGATTTGGGGGCCTACAATCTTGGCGATTGCTGGCTGATTTGACACGCCGCGCCGACCTTGCGCGGTTACGTCGACAGTGAAAACCTGACCATCGTCGTCGGTAGCAGTGATCTTGGTTACCTCGGTTTCGCGAGCATAGTTGCTGATCACATCTTCGCAATGGCTCATAAGCGACTCAAGAGCTTCTTTCTTGCCCTTTAGCTGACCGTACATCAGCAGCGCCTCTTGCTCATTCATGATCGAAAGAATTCCGCCCTTGTCGACATGCTCTTTCAGCTTGGGGCAGGTCGATTGAATCGGGCAGAATCGGCAACCAACGCCGAGCTTGTATGGTGCCTTTTCTCGCGGCATGGCAACAATATTCTGAACGGTCTGCTTAAGTTCTCGCCAGGTCTGTTCGCATTCTGCACGAGTAATGTAGTGACCAACCAGTTCATTGTGTCGAAGAAGGTCGGCAACCACCCAAACGCCTTCCGGCTTGAGGTGCTTGAATTCGATCATCGCGCACATGGCGTAGATACGGAACTGCTTTTTGGTGGCAACATCGTCCACGCTCCAGCGTTCAGCAACCGACTTGTAATCCACGACCCGAATTGCCCTCTCGCCGTCCGGACCCTCAATAAGATCACAACGGTCGAAGATATAGGTCAGAAGAATATCGTCAACCTGAGTTGGCGTTCGCGTCTTCTTCTCGGTAGAAATAATCTCAACATCAGAAAGGTCGGTGCGTTCCCACCAATTGACAGTGAGCTTGCGACTATCGGTGTACTCTTCCATGGAAGAATCGGCCACATGGAATTCATCAATAAAAGCCTGATGATGAAGGGCCAGAAGGTGATCCTTATCGTTCCAGTCGTGAGTCTTGTTGATATACACGTCGACCACGAAGTTCTCGGCAACGGCGTGACATACGGTGCCAACGGCGGCGCGGGTCGACCCCTGGGGCTTGGGAATGTAATCGACGTATTCTGCCGCCCACTTCTGGGGACACTGGTCCCACACCAATAGCGAACTGGCGGAAACTGTTCCTGATGCCGGTTTCATTTAAAATTCCTTAGTATTGTCTAGGTCCTCAAATGTTACAATATTGCTTAGATTCTGCAAACACGTAAGGGCCGATTCTAGCTTTTCTCTTGCAGCCTCGCGGAACTCTTCAAAGCTGGCGTTAGCATTTCCAATTGCCTCCGGTACTTCGATATCCGTCGAAACAGAATGGGCACCGAAAGACAAGGTGAGCATCATTTCAGCCATTTTTTATCTCCATTCCAGTTTTACGCATCCGGAATTCTTCTTGGCCTTGATCGCCGCAACAAGTGCGGCTGCAAGGTATTTACCGAAGTAAACCTGCTTGTACCCGTACTCGCCGTTTTCCTTGACCCATGCGCTAACTTCCCACTTGTACCCCATTATCGAATCCCAAGAACTTCACGGGCCGCAGACGCGGGACTCTGGCCGAAATCGTCTTCGTCAACCAGCGCCATATGCGCGGCGACTTTTTCATTCAGCTTTTCGACACTCGGTGCGTTGACTTCGATTTCAAACTTACCGCCGTTGCTTTTCTTGATGACCTTAATGACTGCCTTATATCCGGAATCATCCCGGTAAACGTTTCCCATTTTATTTAGCCTTTCCAGCCCATATTCCGTGTTTCGATCCTGTGACATTTCTGTAGTCGTCACACTCGTCAAAGACGGGGCACGATCCACATATTTCTTTGGCTATCCTTCTCAGGTCCGATCTGCCTTTTCCGGGAAAGAACAGGTCGTCCTCGTCGGCGCTAGCCGGACCAGAACCTGCACATGCCGCGTCACGTTTCCATGACTCGTCCATTATGAAGAATCCGGCCCTTCCTTCGCCTTCGGGTTTTTCTAGCCCTTCTCCGCAGACGCATTCTTTGTTGACGGAACCAGTGGGGAGATCGGCGGCGTCAATGGTGACTTTTCTCCACCAGTAGAGTCCATGCGGTCCGCACTCTTTATGGGTGACGACAATTGGCTCTGATCGTCTGGCGAGTCGTTTACAGACTCCGGTACAGATGAGCCTTTTGGGGCCTCATCATTGCTCCGAATAGTGAAGTCCTTAAAGTTTTCGTCTGACTTATCTGTATCGGCTGGGCCGACGAAGCTGACTGGATTAAGTTCCTTGACCATGTTTAATTCCTTACCACTTATTTGAAACGTTGACTGTGCCACTTGCTTGAATTGCTCGTTGCTCTTCGTATGCTTTAAGGACTTCGATTCTCACGTCTGGCGAGACATGATTTGCCCAATTATCTGAACCGACTCCACCGGAAACCGTTTCCAGTTTTCCACGAGCAATAATAATGATCATCGGCTCAGTCTCAACAGACTGCTCAATTTGTGTGGTCTTGACTGCGATATTAGTTCGGTCGTCTTCCCACGTAACACCAGTTAGAGCGTCCTCGATTAGCTTCTGCATATTGGTCGCGTCGACAATATTCTTTGTCCGAGTGCGATTTGCTTTATCTTTGTACTGGTCCCGCCGTCGCCACGTTAGAATCTCTAGCGAGTGACCAGGCTCCATAATAAAGCCGCCCTGCTCAATAGCCTGTTCTCTAACGGCCTCCTTGAATGCGGCTCCAGCGGCGTCTACACCGGCAACCGGGATGGTTTTCCCACCCTTTCTGATCGCAGAAAATGGTGGCACTGTCCACGGGAGCGGGTTGATCGGAATCGCAAAAATCTGAGTGATCATAGCATTAGCCCTGCGATTTGCATGGTGAATGCGATGACCGCAATTCCAATCACTGCGACCGCTGACACGGAAAGAATAAAAAGCACTGCTGTCATGCCAATCTTTCCTACCAGGAATGCGGTAGAATCGTTATCTATTTCGTCTTCAAATTTGACGTGAGGCGGAAGTTCGATATCGCCAGTCTGAATTACGTTTCCGTCTTTCGGGTCAAATTTAAGAGTCTCGGATGGGATTCGCTCGTGTTCATCTAGCGTAAATGGATTGTGGTCAATCCATGGAATCTTTTCGTCAGGATTTGTCATCGCCCAGTCCTCTTTCGCTTTGCCCTGCGCTTAGCTTTATCCTTGGCCTTCTTGTCGGCCATTAGTTCCTGGCGCTTTCCTGTCAGCCCCGATGCAATTGCGAGAAACTTCGCAAGCTCCGACGCATTGCGTCCTGTATTTTGCTGCACCTTGCCTCCGTTCCTATTCATCAGATTGACACCTGAGGTGCGATCCATGCTTCATACCCTGCTCCACCTTGAATATATAGGAATTTCTTGGAATCCTGAACACCCTGATCAAAGAAAATTTTTGCACTCTGACCAGTGGCGTTTGCAATAGCATCACGAACATACATCGCATTGAGCGTGATAACGGTAGGAATATCCGGTCCGGCTGTCGCGGGAATTGCCTCTTGGCACTGGTTCTCCGACTCGGACTGAATGGTGAAATTCAGCGCAGACTTAGATGCCAGCAATTTCACCTGACCCTTTTCGTCTTTCTTGAGGATTGTGAAGATTTGTTCACATGCATTTCGATAATCATCGGTGTTTACTGTGATGCTGGAGTCGAAATCATTTACACCAGGCAATCGCTTGTCCAGAGCCTCGCATGGATTATCGGCAAACCTAACGACCTCTACTTGGGTGAATTCATCTGGAGTGATGCCAAGACCCCTCTTAGTCTTTACGACCAAGGCATCGCCTGCATGATGAATAACACCAGTGAGCGCGTTATGCGGAATGGTGATGTGATTGTCCACTAGCGGCTCGATCATAAGCGGAACGCGAGCAGCAACATATCGATTGGTCGCCATGACCGTATATCCGTCCATGAATACGCCCTGTAGCTCTGGGAGCGCGTCATCTTTAGATGCCGCCCATGACACAGATTCGATTTTGGTAGACAGGGAATTCACCGCTACGCCTCCCAGCTCGTCGTACGGTTCCCATTCGGGGAACTGCGAGCCGACGATTAGCGGGACAGCAGCGAACGTCTCGCCACGCTTGTGTTCCCTCACGACCGAAAGGCTGCCCGGTACCCGCTCGTCGTTAAGCTCGACAACCGATCCGCGACCCTTTGGGAGCTTGTCAATAAACTTGGTCGCGAGGCTAGAGATTCGCCAGCTTCCGGTTCCGGAAATGTTCATGCCCGTCATTCGCTGACGATAGAAAATCTCCAGGTCGGTAGCGCTTACGAAGATATTCTTGGAATTCTCGTCAACCTCGACCAGGATTCCGTTGGTGAACATTTCTCCAGACGAGTAGTTCTTTGGCGAAACGCGAGCAGCCTTAACCATGGCATCGGCAATGGTTGACGTTTCGATAATTGCCTTCACTTCCTGGTGCCCTTTCTTGGCTTTGAAACAATCTTCACGCTAAAGGCTTCGCAGAATGCGTTAATTACTTCCCCGACGATGCCGATTACCTCCCTGGTTATCAGGGTGCTGGGATTGTCTTCGTCTTCGTTTTCAAACAACCAATCCGAGCTTACGCCGTCTGACATATCTATGTTTTCTAGGGCAACCAGTGGCGCGATGTATTCTTCAATTAGATTAACTTGTCGCTCGATTTCATCGAACGCCGCCTGCAAAGCATTTTGGCTTTCAAGATATTCTTCCGCCGCGGCCCGCAATTCTTGTAGGGCGTTTTCTACCTCTTCTGCGTTTGCCATATTTCCTACCTAAGAATGCAGCCCTTGTGAGGGCTGAAATGAATTCGCGACGACTGCGAGCAGTGATTTGGCTTCACGTCCTCGTCGTGGCCTACCTTGAAATTCTGCTCGTAGACCTTGACTGGGATGCCCATTTCCATTGCCTTTTTCACGCAGTCAACCGTACCGCGTGAATTGGGAAACGGAAAAGCAAGAACGATATCTGCTCCAGCTTCAAGCATCCGCTTATTGCGCTGTGGACCGAGAACCTTGCCGTCTTTCCATTCCGGTTCAAACGATTCGATTTTGTATCCGCGTCGCTCGGCGTAATTCTTAGCGATCAGATCAGCGCCACCATACGGGCATTCGCCCTGAATGATTACCGGCTTTCCCGAGCATCCTGCAACGATCTGCTCGATTGCGTACGGAATAATCACGTCGTCTTCCCAGAAACGGGAACCTGTAATTACGATTCTGGTTTCATTGAGAAGATTCATTACGCAAAGCTCCCGGTCCAGTCGTCCTGTTGAGGTGCAAGAATCAGATTTTCAAGATAGAACTCAAGCTCGTTGCGAGAGGCCGTACAATCCGCCAAAACCCGGTGAGCAGCTTCGCCATTCCAGTTAGCATAGGACTTCTCCATTAGCTCTGGTGCGTAAATCTTGCACAATTCCTTGATCGAAGAGATATCGATGTTCCGGTAATGGAACTGCTCATTCAGCTCTGGCATTTGAGCCGAAATGAACTTGCGGTCGAAGTGAATACTCGAACCGGTGAGGGGCTTGAGAATTCTATTCTTTCCCAGTCCATGCTTCTGGAGCCAATCAATAAGCTCCAGTTCGGCCTCCCGCATGGTCCGACCGGTAGCCGGACTAACCGCCCTAATATCTGCAATCAATCCATTTTTAGTGTGCATATTTCGCACGAAATCATCGCCGCCCGGCCCTTCCAGCCAGGCAATGTGGTTGTGTGCAAGTTGATCTGAGATAATCAGCGAAATCTCATCGATCAGCTCCAGGTGAACGTTGTAAATCTGAATGCCAACCTCTAGAATGATGTTCCTTTTTTCATCAAGTCCAGTGGTCTCGGTGTCGAGGATGATAACTGCTGGCTGGTTGCTCATTACTGTTCTCCGTACATTTTAATGGATAGCATGATAATATCGTCTTTTGGAATTCGCAGGTCGCGCTTTCCGATACGCATGGTTCCAGGCAGTTTATTTTCCTTGAACCAAATGCCTAGAGTCTTCCGTGAAATTCGGAAAAAGTCGCACACCTCCGATGCCGTCAGCATTGTCGGCAGATCGCGAGTCATGTATTCAGCGCGCTTATACTGCTCACTCTCACGATCAATCTGGGCTGTCATTATTAGTCCCTCTCTTCGAGAACTGCTGCTGCAATTCTCTTTCTAAGAAGCGGGTCTTCTTCGACAATATCGTCTGAAATCTTTTTCTTGATGGAGACAATTTCATCGACCCGCTCTTCCGCCGTATCCTTGCACAAGTAATCGAGCACGGTTACTGGCTGCTTTTTATCTGCACCAATTCGGTGAATTCTGTCGACCGCCTGCTGATTGAGCATCGGGGCAAACAGCTTGTCTAGCCTCTGGCAATACCGCGATGCGGTCATGTTGAGGCCAGTTCCCGCGACCGAGTAAATGCAGACGATCACGCCAGGAATCTTGTGTCTCGTCCAGGCGTCAACAACTTTCTGGCGCTCATCTGACGGAACGTCGCCATTGAGAACGAATACCGGATGGGGCGGAATGTGCTTCGCGTCTCCGCTTGTCCACGGACCGGCAACGCGATTCTTGCTGAGATTAAATTCAGCCACCAGTCGATTGACAAATGCGTCCTGGACCCCACGGTACTGAGTGAACACCACCACTCGCTCGCCGTCGCGGACCAAATTAACCGCGTCCCATACGGCCGCATCCAGCTTATAGGAAAAATCAGATTTGTCGTCCATGAGTGTCGCCGTGGTGCCACAAATCTGCTTTAGTCGCATAAACTTTGTTAGGACGTTATCTACGTCTTCTGCTTCAAGTCCGTTGCCCCTATTGAGCCGCAAATCATTCACGACTTCCTTGTACATCTTTTCCTGCTTCGGATGCAGCCCCACCGTGCGGGTGACGTAGTTAACGTCGGGAAGGTCGAGAACATCCTTCTTGAGACGACGAATCATAATCTCCGCGAGCTTTGCATTAAGCTCTGGAACATTCTTCGTTGAAACGATCTGACGATTCTCGTACCCGCCGAACACTGCATATGTATTAATGAATCCGTAGTAGCTACCGAATGCCGCAGGGTCAATCAAATGACCTAGCGACCATAGGTCATTGACGTGATTCAAAATTGGCGATCCAGTGAGCAGAAACTTTCGTACACACGTTTTCGCTAGTGCATGAGCCGCTTTTGTTCGCTCGGACTTGTGATTCTTAATCATGTGCGCCTCATCGCACAGCATGATATCGAAATGCATCGCCCTGAGTGTCTTGATGTGCGGCTTCACCTGCTCGTAATTTACGATCAGAATTCTAGGACCGGTGATCTGCGAAAACGCGGTAAGCTGTTTCTCTCGGGTTGCCACCTGCTTATTCGGAAGAATCATGTACTGAACAACATCGCCCATGAACTTTTGAATCTCGTTCGCCCAGTTCATCTTGAGCGTAGTCGGACAGACAATAATCATCGACTCGCTGCGCTTCATGTACAGATCAATGCCAAAGATCGTCAAAGACTGCAAGCTCTTTCCGAGGCCCATTTCATCGGCAAGCAGAAAACTTTGCATCGTAGCCCCGCGACGAATTCCGTCGATCTGATGCTTGTAATACTCGATATCGTCCTTAATATAAGGAGCAATACTTTTCCGATTATTGAGTGCCACTTTTACTTTTCCTCTGTATCGATTACTCCGGTTCCGAGAATAATATTGATCATTTGCGGTCCGTCTAGGGCGACGCCTTGCTGACGCGCTCGGACTTCGATTGCACCGGAGGTTTGTGAAATAAGGTTCTGCACCATCAGCATTACGCTGTCTGATCCGGAATCCTGCCAACCTGACGGATTGATTCGCATGAGAATGAAATACAGCATCGCAAGATCGCGGATTTCTAGATTCTCGATCCACGCCCACATTTCATTTGTGGCCGCTGTATTTCTCATTTGATTGTAGACGTTGCGCTCGTAGTCGTTTTTCAAATGCGCTTCGAGCTTGTCGAAAGAGCTTGGGTCATTCGGATTGAAAAAGAACGGCTCGTCAGACATTACTGAACCTTCACCATCTTGTATAGGTCGTAGTTTTCGCTGCTGTCGCCGTTGGTTGATTCAAGATGATAATTAGCATCCTGCATTTCTCGCTCAGCCTTTGTCTTGTCGAAATGGAAAACTTCGTCCCACATTTCAATGTCGGGGATATCTGTCGGTCGACCCTTTACCGTTCGGGCGATGACATATCCCTCGACTTCATTGTGCGGATTTTCCATGATTAGTTACCAGCCAGGTCGTCAATATCGTCGCCGTACTTGGGGCAGTAGGCTCCAACTCCAGCACCTACAAAAAACGGACCATCTTCCCCAAGGCTTTCCAGCGAGAGATTGATAACCGACTCCACAGAATTACCGGCATCGAGAGCGTCGCACATTGCGTGCGCCGTGTCGATAGCCTGCTGTGTCGCCGGAAGCCCCTTTTGGCGCATTGCGGCAAGGAATACCTGATCGATATCCACCTTTTCCTCGGTCGTCGTCTTGGGGATCACGTTGGTTGTGATATCGGCCTCTTCGACAACGGGCGTATTGGACGCGGTAACCGTACCCTTTGACTCATCGATCGGATCGCACGCCGCGATCGGAATAACGAGTGCCGCGATGGAAGTGACTGTGAGGATGGTGCGCTTAAACATTGTATTCTCCTGGTGTTGTTACTGATTGATGTAAACTAAGATTAATAAAGGGGATTTTGAAGCTAAGGCTAAGCCGGGAGAAATTAATCTCCCGGCTTAGCCTTAATGGTCACTCGGGACTGTGTCGCGTGTATCGCGCCCAATACTCGTCACTAGCGCGCAATCCCAGGTCGTTACCGCGAGTTCGACCATATTATTAACTGGCCTTGATCTTGCCTACGAACTTGCTCTTCTTATTTTCGCTGGCCTTCTTGGCGCGTGCCGCGATTGCAGTCTTTTCGGCAACCTTGCCACGCTGGCATCGCTTGCACTTGTTTCGCTTGCACTTATCGCCTCCGCAAGCCTTAAGCTGAGAGATAAGCGAGTCGAGCTTACGGTTGTCGATGGTAACGGTATCAGACATTATTTTCTCCTGTGTAAAAGTTTGGGGGTGCGATCCCCGATAATTGCTAGGCACTTGGGGCCTTAAAGGGGAATGACAATTATCGGGGATCGCGGTGATGATGATTAACGCCTAGAAGGGCATATCATCATCGCTTGCTGCCGGTGCTTCCGGTGCTGCCGGTGCCGCAGGAGCGGCGGGTGCTGCCGGTGCTGCATTTCCCGCAGGCGGTGCCGGGGGCGCAGGCGGTGCCGCATTTCCCGCAGGCGGTGCCGGTGGTGCGGCGGGTGCCGCCGGGGGCGTGGGTGCTGCTGCGCTTGCGCCCATTGCCGAAATTCCGCTGTCAGACTTAACAACGCTGGTCTGACCGGCGCGGATTTGCTCTGCCGTAGGAATCTCACGCTCACGTCGCTTGTCGTCAAACAGGTTCGGCTGAGCGTCAACCCACTGCTGAGCGATAGCAATTTCATCCTCGGTCAGCGGCTCAACAACAACGTACTGAGCGGTGTTATTCTTATTCGGCTTCATGCGAAGACGAATCGGAAGAGTTTCACCAACATGGTTGTTGAGGTTGTCCCAGACAATCTTGTTCATCCACATGACGTGAATGAAGACCTCCTGGGTATTGAGGTCGAGAATATCCAGATAAAGAGCCGTGCCGTCACCATCCGGTGAAAACGCGGTCTTCATACCCTCGCGCTTGTCAACAACATTAACAAGCAGTGCATGACTGGCGGCTGCAACGTCCGCCGCCTTAAGTCGGTCACCCTCGATCTGCGAAGTCGGCTCAAAAGAACCGAGCGTTCCCATTCCCATTTTTTGTTCTCCTATTTTTTCGATACCGACCAACATTGTTATTGTCCGGTATTTATTTCTTGCCCTGTGACTCAGCGGTGTGGGACACCGCTCGTCGTTGGCGATCATGACGCTACGTGGTCACACGTAGCGCTGTCAAGTAGGACGTGTGCCGACATGTGCTGACGTGTCCCAAGCCGCTGGTGAGCCACCTAGATCACCTGGTCACTCAGTGACGGGTAGGCCCTGAACGGGTCTCTACGTGGCGCTCAGAGGGCCGCGCGGGTCAGCTTCTCCCACTCCACGCAGACCGCGCCCGACTTGTTGAGCGCCGCGTGGGCGCTGGCGTGCCCTTTTGGCAATCCACATTTATCGCCCCAATGATTCCTATTACCGCACACGTTTCTCGTGATGGGCATTGGTGAATCAATTAGCATGTCAACTACCGCGCGGACTGCTGTAGCAATTCGATAATCTTCGGACCCCTGTGTAACGAAGTATTTGGTACGATATGTCATTTCTGCCATATCATACGTCTTTTCACGTTCGCGGTCTGAGGGCTGTGATTGCATTAGACTTCACTCCTGTTATGCTTGGCTTTAATGCGGTAATAGTGCTGCTCGACCCACCCATCCTGGGCAGCCTAGCGGGGTCGGTAAATTCTGCGGTGATTCGTCGCATCCAGTACACAAACATTGGATACATGTACTTCGGGGTCGTATTGTTAGCATAAAACTTCGGCTTGGAAAAGGTAACCCCATTCTTCATAACCCGTTCCGTGTGAATGCTCCACACGTATTTAAACAAGTAGTTTCCCGTGCGAATGTCATTCAGATAGAAATTCTTAAATACGGTAATGCCACTCTGGGTCATGTCTAGAATTGCTGGCTTTTCTTCCCAGGCAATCATATTATCTATCAGCGGAAGCATGGGGACATACCAGCGCGGCTGGCAGGGTGGCCCAGTTTTTCCATCCTGACTCCACTTTGTAAATGGGCACTCGTGACACCGAATCGTGGGCTTGCTAGCTATCGGACTGGTTAGTCTATCCCGAAATTCTTGGTACGGAAAATTGGCCTGAGGATGACCTACATTGCCGTCTAGGGATATGCACTGCTTTCCGCCTTTTGCAATTTTGCCTGCCATTGTTCCGCCTTCATCGCCACTGGGCCACATTTGCCTCTGACGAACCAGGCCAAGCGGAACTGCTTCAACTACCCCGCTCCCGTTTAGGAGTCCCTGGAATTTGGTATTATCGCCAAAAGAACTAAGCAATTTTCCATGCTTATGGTCGATGTAAATTCGCTCATATCCGTTGATAGATTTAGCGCCCGGCTCAGCGTTATTTGGCTTGAAGTTGCCGTTGAAGTTAAGTCCCATCTTGATCGTACCCGAACCTTCCAAATTTCTTGGTATTCCTCACCTTCCGCTTGTGCTGCCGATAAAGCTCGGGAAGGCCCTTGCGGAATGCTCCAATTTCAAATGAATAAAAACGACGCGGACGCTCTGCAACCTTGCAAAATCCGATCTGCTCCCATTTCTTAAGAACGTTCCACACAGAATCGGATGCAGTTGGCCGTCCGTCTATCTCGACGCAGCGACGGGTGATATATTCTGCGGTGCAAATTGTGTCGGCTTGATGATTTACGAACCAATCCTTCACGATATGCTCGATCATCGATTCAAGCTCTCCGCGTGCCCGTCGTCCAGATTCGGTAGGCGGAAATTCCATTACCGGCGGAACCGTAGTTCCGTTCCACGCTTCCGCAAGGGTGGGAATCCCCTTGTCCGTGAAGGTGAAAACGGGTTCACCAGGTCGAGTCATCGATCATCACTCCAAATAGTTTATTGCATCGCGTGCAGCTCATGGATGCCACGCCGCCGTCTACGTGTACCTTGTATTTGTGCTGATTAAGCCAGTATAGAATTCCGATCATTTCTTTGACCGTTCAATTGCATTCATGTGTTCGACAACAAACTTTGCAATTAGCGTGAGCGCCTGGTCTTCGGTGAATCCGTTTCCGTACCTGAACAGGGTGTACATATCCATGAAGCCGACGGACGCCATTTCCGGATCATCGCTCTTGAACAGTTCTCGGATTTCCTCTGCGATCGCATCCTCATTAAGTGGCTCGTGCTCGGGCTTGTCAGTCATTACGTCCAGCCTCTCGGTTGTATTCGTCCTCTTCGGTAACCGGCGGCTCAATGAAATAAGTCTCCCGGTCGATTGCGCGATACACCTGTCTTTCGAGCGGCATTGATAACGGAACGCGGCACCCATAACTCATGATGAATAGTCGACCATTATTCCAGTTCTTGTCTTTGTAAACGCGCCTGCGGAACGGGCCACAAAAGTGGTATGGGTCTAGATGAACAAGGGCAGACTTTCCTCGATAATGTAGCGTCTTGGGGTGAACCATTTCTCTAGTCACCTCAATATCTACAATTCCAGACGCCTTGATTTGATGTTCCCTCATAGTTTCTTCCCTAGAACTTCGTACTCGAAGTCTGGTCCGAATACGGTGATTTCCTTGTTGACTTCGGCAACGTAAATCTTGTCGCCTGGATTCATTTTCAGTCGACCCGCCTCAATGTCTTCCGCCTTTTGACGATAGACCATGATGCAGTATTCAATCGTTCCGGTGGCAAGCAGCAATACATTGCCGCGCAAATCCTCTGCGATCAGCTTGTGCGTATTGTTGCCGATTCGGTTGAGGTTACTTCCGTTCATTGATGTACTTATCGATCAGGTCTCGCATTTCAATGGCAGTTTCGATTGAATCGACCTTTGCGCTACAGTCGCAACCTTCAATGAACAGTTCGTCATTATAGATGTAAATGCCGTGAGGCCTGGAGCTATCGCTGTTCGCCCTGACTTCGGCGTCTTCCATATTAATCAACCTCTTCCATGGTCCATGCCTGAACATGCGGATTAAATACTGACACCATTTCGGTGAAAGTGTCAATCAACTTGATGAGGTCGCCTACCTGGTAATCTTCCTGATTATCGTTGGCCAATCGGCGCAGCATATTCAGGGCCAGAATTCGCCTACCGGTCAGAATGTATCCGACGAAACTTTGAGCCTTGGATTCAGAAAATCCCATGTCCTCAGCGTCGATTTCGATCTCGCGGACAACCTGTGACCACTTTTTCTTTTCAGTCATTTTTCTCTCCTGTGAATTAGTACTTCTCGGACTCAAGGTGGGACTTGTACGCCATTTCCCATATGTCAATGGGCCAAGCGTTAATAGCGTTTTGCTGAAAATCGCTCACCTTAACGGGGAGGACGCCACGATCTTTTCCAATCTTTACTGCACGCATTCCGATGGACTTGGAAAGTGCTGTATTTCTCTGTCCGATTTTTTTGCTCACGAACTGCATTGCAGTCATGTATTCGACGCCAACGCGCGGCTCGGAGTCCGCAAGGTTTTCCTGCAATTTCCTCAGCTCGCCTTCCGCTTCCAGTCGGCTTAAGTTTGCCGCCTTTGCAGATTCTTCCAGCTTCCGATTTTCCGCACTCAGGCTCGCTATCTTAGCGTCTAGATCGCCAAGGAGCGCGCGAATTGCATCTACTCCGGTGTCAGTCATTTTTCTCTCCTGTGATTGCTAGTTTTCCGTCGGGGCCGATTTCTAGCGCGAGCTTTACGTCTCCGTAGTCCACCTCGACCTTGCCTGTGATAAGCACCTCTAGCTCAACCTCTGCCCTGAGGTCGACTATCGGCTTTCGCGTGCCGTCTTCATCGAATGCGCTAATAGTTTTCATCAGAAATTCACCGCCTCGTGGAATGCAGCGTCGGAAATTCCGAGATACTGCTGAGTCTGTGCAACCGAGCTGTGGCCGAGAAGTCGCTGCACCTTCACTATATCTCCCGTTCCGTTGTAAACCTCAGTGGCGAACGTGGCGCGAAGGTCGTGTGAAGAAACATTCTTGCCGTTCTTGTGTACCACGCCCATCCTGCCAAAAAGATCGGTGACCTTTTTGCGGGCGCAGCGATCCTGCCGATTAACGTACTTCGACTTCGGATTCTCTGGTGCGTATGCGGTGAGAATTTGAGCCAACTCACGACTAACCGGAACGTGACGAGTCTTTCCGCCCTTTCCTCGAATCGTGATCAGATTGGTTGACTTATTCCAGTCCACCGGGCGAACGGAAAGCGTCTCCGCAATTCGGAATCCGGCAAGGCCACCGAGTGCGAGTGTAAGTTTTGTCTCACGCTCGGTGGCGAATGCGATCGCGGCGCGGATGATATTTACTCCACCGGGAACCGGGTGTGGCGTAGGCGCACCAACCGTAGGCAGCTTGTACTCATTGAGTGATTTACGCTCGGCATCCAGACCGAGGTAGTCGGACCAGGATTTCATTGCAGCCGTGCGAGACTTGAGTAGCGATGCCGAAGCGCCGTTATTTCGAGCCTCAATGATCCAGTCAAGAAAATCGCTATGCTCGCTCGCCATAAACTGGCGAACAATATTCGAGTAAACCCGAACCGTATTTGCGGACTTCCCCAGTCGGAAAAGACTGGACTCATACCCGTCAAGTGCCTGCTGATCAATGCTCATTTTAACCTCTCCCGTGGTTCTTACTGACTGATACCAGACTACCCCACTTCCCCTTTAAGTGCAACTAACTACGGTTACTTGCGCTCCCATCCCAGGTCAGGGGCATCGGACCGGCGCGGAAGGAGGGACCAGGCCAATCCGGACATACGCGTCAAATACGATACAATGCTTTCTTTTTTGGTGCCCAGCTTCATTTCCTCTGGTGAAATTCCGCCGTTAAGTTCCACTTTAGAAAAGTCCAGCCCCTCCAATACGGCCTCAACAACTACTGAGCTATCCGCTGAAATGTGATCATTAACTCCAACATTGTCCAGCCAGGCTGTGCGAATATCCTCCAGAGTCGACGTTCCAAGTCTCGCAGTAAAGAACTGCTCGACAGCCCGATCGTCCATTCCGCGAAAATATGTAATCCAATCGCCGTTAATTTGCGAGCTTACTGGCAAAAATATTCCAGCTTCTGGAATGATCGGAAGCGCAAAGGGTGACGCAGCCTCTGCGAGTGCTCCGGATTCTGGACTTTTCATTAGCAGGGGCAGGATTACTGAATCAGACGGAAATGGAACATATGAGTTCGTAGAGCTTCTATATGGTCTAAACCATGCAACGTTATGATGCGTTGCGTCTTTACTCAATTGAGACTCGTGTTCCCATACGGGTGCCGTGTAATGGACAATTGGAGTTCCGTGATATTTGACCAAAACTGCCGGTGACCCTATGTGCGTTCTCTCCACCTCAAAGGTGACGTTCTTTTCGTTCATTTCTACTGCGAGCTTGCTGTTATCGTGATGCGCGGATACATGAATATCCAGGTCAACAAAGTCCCCGAACATAGAGTCTGGATAAAACTTATGTTCTCCAGTCGTGTAGTAGATTTCTTTCATTAGCCGCTCTGAGTTCTGAGTCAGCACCATGTCGCATTCCTAGTCTATAAGTCCGAACAATCTGAATACATCGCGAGCCTTTTGAATGCTCCCCGCCGGTGTATCGAGTGGTTCTGTGGCTGAAATTTTTCCCGGAGTCGCCAAATTCTCCGACGCTCCGACTTGAGGATCGTCACCAGAATCCGCCAAATTCTGGTCTTCCTCGACTTCAATATTCTCATACGCCGAAGGCGCAGGCTTTGGCAGATTAAATCTGTTAGCCTGCGCCTTCGGGGCTGCCGAATTTTTCTTCGGCCTATTCGCTGGTGGTGGGGATTTTTTTACTGGCTTGGCTGGTTCCGGTAATTCGCCACCAAATAGATCGATCATGCCTCTTGCTTAAGGCACAATTCGACCTGAGTCTCGGTAAGGTTCAGCGATCCTGCAATCTGCTTAACGCCGAATCCCGCCGCCGCCACGCCCTTAACCGCCGCTACCATTCCAGCATCGATTACAGGCGTAGCCGAATTCTGGGTAGGGCCAACGGCTGGCGGGGTTGATGGAACCGCAGATTTCGCAGGCTTCTTTGCAGTTGTCCCAGACGTTGGCGCATTCTGCTTCGCTGCCACATGCAAAGCATCCCCAGACGCCTGACCCATAAAACCCGGCGTAGATGGAACCTCCGTTCCGGCTTTCATTGCCTTATATCTTTGCACTGCGAGCTTCACAACCTGATCCGAATTCTCAAAGAACGGAGTGCAGGCAATCATGATTGCAATTGCCAGACCTCGACCAGCGGAAGTCTTTGCCGTTTTATCTACCATATCTTCGAGGTATGAGCACCACGCGTTCAAATCGTCCGGAGAGGGCTTGTCCTTAGACGGACCGCTCCACTCAATTGCCTCTGCCGTGTGCTTGTCGAGTTCGTGCCACATTTGCTGAATAATGGTCGGTGCCATTGGGTTTCTCCTGGTGTCGTGAAATAGGTCTAGATGCACGAGCATCTGTTTGTATTGCTCTCCCGGCGGATCACTGTAGTCTGCCGACCAATCGCAGGCCAGACAGTCTAGTTCAACCGGAACTTTATCCATCATGACTCACCTCTTTTTTACTGCCCCGTAGGACATAATAAACAGGCAGACTATATATGCTCCGATTCCGCCGATAATCGATGCCGCGATCATTAATCACCATCCTTCGGTACACAATATCCACGACGCTGAATGCTTCGCATCAGGGCTTCGGATGGACTATTAGAGTCAAGCCACTCCTGAATGATTGGCTCCTGCTCCGCTTTTGTCAGGTGACCAATCTCCAAGTTGTTGATAAGCTGCCCGAGACTATACGGAACCGGCTTGCCTTCCCCCTGGTAGAAAATCGAATCATCATAGAGTCGTTCGTTTTCCATTAGTTTTCCTCCACTACTTCCAGGCAATCTGGATCGATCTGAATTCCATACTCGATGATCGGGTCTTTTCGTGCCGCGTCATATGCCTCTTTTACCGAGTCATACGGGATAGACTTCTCGTCTGGCTCCACGCGTTCCTCGTTCGATGCAAACCCCATGACTGCGGCGAATTTACCGGCCTCAGTAGGGTGCTTGCAGATTCGGTAGTAATTGTCTGCGCTCATGAATGTAGCCCCTTGTCTATCTTTGCCTTCGTATCATACGGCTTGTCTACAGCAAGACTAGGAATTTCCAGCTTTGCCAGACCCTCCCTTGCCGCCTTGCGAACCGACTTTTCTAGCGTCACCTCTGGGACCAGTTGGTGCTTAACGATATGGTCGCCGTATCGGTCCATCCATTCCGACCTGTCGACCTCCACGGTGACGCACACCATGACTCGCATGATGCCGTCCTTATTAGCCATTCGCGGACTCCATTTGCCTGTAGTAGTTGTAGCAAATTAGAGCGTGTGCCCTGACTTGTTCTGCGTCTAACATAAACCTGTTTGCAATGCGCTCGGCAAGGTTGCAATCATTCGATGCGGTAGAGGCTATCAACTGATCGGTCATAAATGACATAATTGCAAGCGATTCTTCTGTTCCGGTGTCGGCGAAGTATTCTGGATTAGCGCTTACTGCTCGACAGAAGCACCTAAATACGGTGAGCGTAAAGAAATTGGACAGCGTATCAGCAATTCCATTTACGCCGGATGAGTTAATTTCCATGACCTCATCGACGGTCCATTTAAGCTCAATATCGGCGTCATCTTTGACCATATGAATGACTGTCTGAATATCTGGAACTACTTCTGTACGCTTCGCTTCCTCGATTTGCGCCTCGAAGTAATCGATCACGTCTTCAGTGTCAATTATTCCTTCATGCCACTCTAACGTCAAGTCCTCGTTATTGTGTAGCCATTCCAGCGCTTCTTCGAGTTGCCTGCTATTCATGCGACTTATCCTTCATCAATTACGACATTGCTTTTCATGATCTGATGCATGGTTTTAAGCATGAGGTCATGTGATTCACAATCCTCTAGGCACTGCTCGCCCCAGCACATCTGAAATCCGCCGGGAACAACCAGATTCGCATAGGAGTCCTTCATTTCCGCGTACTCGGTGATCAGATGGTTGCCCTGGCTAATCCAGATATCGTGCCAAGCAGCATCAATGAACGGCATCCTATAGGACTGGGACTTGAACCAGTCCCACGCGTCAGCATGGACGAAATTGAAGTCGATCCCCTTCTCTCGAAGAATATCTGCATAATATGCCCCAACCATTTTGAAGACCCAGAAATCATCCTCAATTACGGTAATCTGCTTGACGCATGGCGCTAGCCGGACTAACCCCTCAATCACCATTCCAAGGCCGAGTCCCGTGATGAGAATTCTTTCCGACCCCTCCGCGATGACCTTGTTGATGAAATACAGGTGATCAAAACGCTCAGCTAGCGTGTCACTCATCCATAGCTTATCGCTGATGAACAGTCCGGTGTACATTCCAGGCGGCGTGTAATCGCGAGCGCCGTTAGGGTTGACGCGCGCCCGAATCGGAATATCAGCCTCGGTGAGCTCGAACTTTTTGATTACAGTCTTTCCACCATCAGCGCTCTGTTCGGGGATATTCACCTTCATGGTGGAGAGCGCCTGAGCAATGTCATTAAGTATTGCTTCGGGTCCAGTCAGTGCAGCCATGATTAATTTTTAACAGCCTTTCGTGCCTGAATTCGTGCGTCACGCTGAGCGCGCAGTCGATCACGTTTTTCGTGATCAGCATCGATTTCGTTTAGGGTCTTAGGATTCTTGTGCTTGATCGCAGGACTTTCTAGACGATCAGTGTAGTTTCGACGGGACATAGCCACCATGTGCCTTCCAGATGTGATTTGAGAAATTGCCTACCGTTACGCGCTTGCCGCATTCCGAGCAAAACCAACCTGCTCGCCCGATCAGCACCAGCCGGGTAGAAATCTCTTGTTCGAGCGGAGTTCTGAATTCGATGTAATGAAATGGTCCGCATTCTTGAATGTCCCAGCCATTCTTTTTCGCGGACCTAAGCTGAGACTCAACCTTCATCGCCACCGGTATTCACCCGCCCCTTGTTGACAGGATGCTTAAGGTCGGCACCGTAAACAAGAAACACGGCATCCTGAATGGTGCTGATATCCGGCTTGTTGATCATCACCTTGTACAAGCCACCGCTCTCGGCAATATTCTTCTGAAACTTCGAGTCATACTTAGACGTGTCAATCTTTTCCATGACCCGCACCTCGACAGTCTGCCGAAGTCGATCATGATAAGTTTCACGAATGTCATTTGCCTTGATGTTTTCCATTATACAATCCTCTTCTCAATTTCATCGATTACAGTTTTAAGGTCAGCGCCGTTCTTGACTAGGATGGTATCGAGTCCAAATCTCTTGGGACTGTCAGTACGAACTCCTACGCCAAGAATTCCGATCCGATCTTTTCGGCAGATATCAATCTCACGATTAATGATATCCACCTCTTCGTCGCGATTCTGTTCTGGAATCTGACCATCTGTAAAGTAGATGATCAGCTTTTTCCTTCCCCTTCCCTCGTTCTGAATCACCTTGCGATAGAATTCGATGTTGTGTCCGTCTAGCGATCCGCCGCTACCCTTAAGTCGATTAAGCCTTTCCTGTGCTCGATCATTCCATCCGGCGCGGAGAGACTTGACCTCAGTAATTTCCTGTGCGTAATACTTATTGTCGCCTTTTGCGGGTCGAGTAGTATGCCCGTAGATAGCAAAGTTCACGCCCACCTTATTCAGCAGCTCTGCCGTATAGAAAGCAATTTCGCGAATATCCCGGTTGACCGGCCCCGATCCGGTGGAACCGGAACAATCCAGACCGAGAATCACATCGAATTCGATACCTTCTGCGATATGCCGCTTCTGGAACAAGCGTTCGTCACCCATATTGAATTTGTACAGCGACCTACCGGCAACGCGTCCGGACTTTTGGTTCCGCTCATATTTATCTAGCTTTGAGTCACCAAAAACCTTGCGCGCTTTCGCGAGCGCGGAGGCGATAAAAGGTCGAGCATCCGACTTTGTGATCATGTCGCTGTCACGCATGTTATTTACGTGCCTAAAAGCATAGCTGCTATCGTCCTTAACAAGAATTAGCCCAGACACATCGATCGAATAGCTATCGAAATTCATGATCTGATTCACGGCATCGTTCATTGCCTCGCCTAAATCGGCTTCCATGATTTTTTGCTCTGGTGTCTTTTTCTCGTCCCCGTGGTCATGGCCCATGATCTTTTTCAGGGCCGCTAGCACCTCTTCACTTGTTGCGGGGGCACCCTGACTACCCTGATCGCTAGAACTGCCCTCAGAATCGCCGTCAGCGCCCTGTTCTTCGTCGTCGGTGCCGCCGTCGCACTGGTCCGACTCGTCGGCGTCGCTGCCGGAGCCAGAATCGCCGTCCTGGTTATTCTGCGCCTGCTCGCGCTCTTCGTCTGTGAATGGAAATGCCTTGCCGCCGGTAAGGTGACATGCTGCCATTCCAATTGCCATGGCATATAGCGGAGCTTCCGATAGCCCGTTTGGAATTTCTACCAGCCCCATAGCATCGATCTTGTTGACGATATCCGCCGCCTCTTCGCTGACTGCGCCCTTGAGTTCGATATCATTGACAAGAAACAGGACGCCGAGAGCGATCTGACTTTCGAGCGGCGCGGTGTTCCAAAAGACTCGCGAACCGTCGTCAGTTTCGATGCCCTCGTTCGCAATTCTGACGGTCTGCCAATGTCGCATTTCTCGGACGCCCGGCCTCTGCTGTGATGCGATTTCATCGATACGAATGTCCTCGGTCATCATGTCTAGCGTCTCGGTACCGGGATACATTTTCTTTGTGAAGTCTCCGGAAAACTCGAACCTAATGCGCTCAACATTGCGAATTCTTTTGATCAATTCATCTGAATGTCCCGCATCCAGCCCGTCGATCTTGCCAAGCAATTTCTTGATAAGACCGATATCTTTAGGCTGTATGAAAAGTGGCTCAAATGAGCCGTTCACACAATGAGAAATCTCATGGTAGAGGCCGAAATACAGATACTCCCACTTCGCGCAAGCACGGCATAGCTGGACCCCCTTATCGTCTCGCTGATCGCAGTAGAATTGATCGTGGTTAACCTGCACGGCAAAGTCCAGGCTCGGACGCACATAAATGGTTTTACCGTTGGTCCGCGTTGTTCCACTGGCCTCCACTTTGTATCGACTGTGGTTCGGATCGCCGTTTGACTTCGCCATTGCACGAGCGTAACGAGTCAAGCTAGGCGCTAATCGATTAAATTCCTTAACCGCCTTGAATGCATTGCTCCCGGCGTTCGGATCTTTTTGAAACACTAGAACCTGGCCTTTCGTGGTCGCGCTGACTTAATCTTTGACGCATCGTTTGCGTTAACGATCTGGAAAATCTGCTCGGAATCGTCAGGATGCAAAAGGTCAGCCGCCGCCATGCGGTAGCAGTCCTTTATGGTAAAATATTGTGCAGCTCGTGCAACCTTGATCTGCTGTCGAATTCCCCAGTGAACTGGGAAATCCTGTGGAGCAAGCTCCCGAATATCCTTGGCGATTCGCATGATGCTATCGAGTATGGTGTTTGGAATCTTATATCCGTCGACTTTGCACGCCTCGGTAATGATTTTTCGTTCCAGCGCTTCGGTAGGTGCCGGAACTGAGATATGCATGAGTCTCGAACCGTCGGCATCCGAGATTTCATGAGTACCCACGTTGCGAAGGTCCCATGTCGGGTTGAAAGCCATTCCCATAAAGCAGAACTTGTTCTTGGAAATCCGCTCACCGTTATTCATGTCAAGCACCAGTTGCTTTGAATTATCAGTAAGCGGACGCAAGAACTGCCACACGTCAGGCGGACCAACATTCGGCTCATCAATCACGATTACACAAGGCTTTGCCCACGCCTTGGGAATTCGGCCGTACTGGAAATACGTCCCCCTGTCCGGCGAGACCTGCATTTTGCCTGCAAGGTCATCAAGCTCCGTGCGATTCGTAATCGATACGCGCTCGAATGGAAGGCGCATCTTCCACGCGATGTAGCGGAATGCTTCGGTCTTGCCAACTCCCGGAATTCCATTCAGTGCTGGAGTCTGGTTAAGTCCAAGCCAAATTGCGGCGGCGCGGTACAGAATGTTCTGGTGGTCGACGTAATTCTCTGGATGCTCGTCGTCTCCAGTGTTTGGAATCTTTGATCGCTCTTCTTCATCAAATACGTTTGGGTCAAAAATCGGAATGAAGATTGACGGCCCACCTTGTGATGGGTTTTTAATCTCTTCCCACTCTACGATTCCAGCAGACTTTTCTTCATCAGTGAGTACCCGTTCGGCATTCCCCTGGTTATCAGTATCTTCTTCGTCTTCCTCTGGGAATTGAATTTCCCTCGGAGGAACAAGATGCTTGCTGACCACAAGTTCGATGGAATCAACCAAGACTCCTAGTCCCACTTCCTTAAACTCGTTCTGCATAATTCCAACCTTACATCCGTTGGCAGAATCGGCAGCGGTTCCAGGCTTAATTGTTATGCTGAGAAGGCGGCATCCATTTGATGCAATTCCGACTTCGGAAATCATTTCCGAATCTCGAACAAAAAAAGCACACTGCAAGCAAGTGGAAGGCTCGGTGAGGTTGTTAACCTTATCCCTGGCCTTGAGGTACTTGTCCCTCGCGTTAAGGGTCTCGCCTTTTTCGTTCATGGGGTTGCCGAATTTAACTTCGTTACCTGGAGAGTACCGAGTCTCACCCTTATTGGGGTCATAGTTTCCGCAACGTGATGCGATTGCCGCAAGCTCGGCGTCCATGAATACGGTGTTCATTTCGGTGTTAACCGTCGACAAGAACATTCTATGCCTGCCACAAATAGCGCCGCCGCTGGTGTTTCGCCCGGTCATTTCGGACTGACTTTTCTTGTCACCTTCTGCGATGAAGAATCGGCAGGTTTCACAGGTAACTGCGGGCTTTGATGCCGGTGTGGGAACGGAGAAATTCGGTGTAGTCACCGTGTGGTCCTCTCGGAGGCGGTCGGGTAGCAGTAGTTAAAGGGTAGGCCATGACAGTCACGATGTCAAATGGTGCTCTGACCTGCGGTTTTGCCAAATTCCGAACGGTCTTGACTTGAAATAATCTGCCAAATTCCGAACGATCTTGACTTGAAATAATCTGCCAAATCCCGAACGATCTTGACTTGAAAATAATCTGCCAAATTTCAAAAGTCTCTGACTTGAAAATAATCTGCCAAATTTCAAAAGTCTCTGACTTGAAAATAATCTGCCAAATTCTGCCAAATTTTGACTTGACCTGACTTCATATATACGTGCGCGCTCGGGCGGGTGTGCGCGAGTGCGCGCGTAGCATAATTCGGGTCCGACTACGTAGAGGCCCGGATGAATTGGTTGTGACAATTGCGCGTGTCAGATTGTTGGAATGTGGAATTAATTAAAATGTCACGCGCCACGCGGTATCGCGCTCGCCGGTCGCTGAGTGGCGCGCCACGCGGTATCGCGCTCGCCGGTCTCCAGTGGCGCGCCACGCGGTATCGCGCTCGCCGGTCGCCGGTCGCAGTGGCGCGCCACGCGGTATCGCGCTCGCCGGTCTCCAGTGGCGCGCCACGCGGTATCGCGCTCGCCGGTCGCCGGTCGCTCGCCACGCGGTATCGCGCTCGCCGGTCGCCGGTCGCCGGTCGCTCGCCACGCGGTATCGCGCTCGCCGGTCTCCAGTGGCGCGCCACGCGGTATCGCGCTCGCCGGTCTCCAGTGGCGCGCCACGCGGTATCGCGCTCGCCGGTCTCCAGTGGCGCGCCACGCGGTATCGCGCTCGCCGGTCTCCAGTGGCGCGCCACGCGGTATCGCGCTCGCCGGTCTCCAGTGGCGCGCCACGCGGTATCGCGCTCGCCGGTCTCCAGTGGCGCGCCACGCGGTATCGCGCTCGCCGGTCGCCGGTCGCGCGCCACGCGGTATCGCGCTCGCCGGTCTCCAGTGGCGCGCCACGCGGTATCGCGCTCGCCGGTCTCCAGTCGCGCCACGCGGTATCGCGCTCGCCGGTCGCCGGTCGCTCGCCGGTCGCCGCTCACAGCGCGCCACAGCGCCACTCAGCGACCAGTACGGCACAGTGTGCGACCACGATAAACGCGCGTACGCGTGCCTAGACGCCCCTGTGAGCGGTTACAGGCGACGCTAGGCACACACTGTCATGCGAGCGCCGTTATCACGCTAGCGCGGCATCCAGGGACCGTTACGGCATGAAAAAACCAGCCGCGCGGGTATGCGTGGCTGGTTGCTTGGGTTTATCGGCTGGTCGTCTCCAGTCGAGCGGACACAAAAAATCCCCTACCGCGTGGATGCGGTAGGGGATTTTTTGTTCTAGCTACTGGTCGTCGGTGTCGGCACTCTCGGCGTCCGACTCCGGAACGTCTGCCGTCTTAGGCTTACGTCCCTGTCCCTTAGGACCACGACCGAGAGAAATTCTAGCCGCCGCCTTAGCGACGTCGCTGGCCTCAGGTTCGGCACCTTCCATGCCGCCGTAAATCCATGCTCGGTATTCCAGTGCTTCGGTCTGTGCGGCTTCGGTCACCAATTCACCGGTAATCTCAGTGATGCGCGCCGGGTCGACATTGGTCGGAACACTCGCCATGGCGACCGCGTAGGCGAGCTGCACCTGCGCGATATTCTTGCCAACAGCAAGCGCCGGGTCTGCAGGCTTACGCGTGGCGCGCTCGCCGGTCGACTGTGCAGCAAGCGGCTTAAGGCCAAAATCCTTGACAGAATTGTAAGCCGCTGCACGCTTAGCGATATCGACCAATTCGGTAGCGCGTTCAGGGTTGTTGGCCAAATCGGCCGCGACTTCTGCCTGTTCGGTGAGCAGAACCGCAATTGCATCCTTAATGAACTGTCGAACGTTACGCTTAGCGTCTTTATCAAGCGCGCCGAATGCTCGCCGGATATCGGTAACGGTCTCACTATCCTTATCCGCAAACGCGGTAACGTTGGCGTCGATGAGCTTATCGACGTTGGCCTTGAATTCCAGTGCCTCAACCGAAATTGTGTTAACCGTTGCCTCAGTCTCGGTGGTCTCGTCGGTAGCGATATCGACGTTCTCGGTGACGGTAGCGGTAGTCATGTCATTTACTCCTGTGTGGTGAGTGTGGCCGCCCCGGTGGGCGGACCGTTTTTTGTTGGACGTGGAAGAACTTACGTGGCGGATAAAACTGTGTCAAGTCGACCAGCGAAATTTCCTGTTTTCGCTGGTCGACGCGACGTAGCTAGCTTGCTGAAACGGTCCGACCGCGACGACGATCCGGTGCCGATCGGGTAATCACGGACTCAGCGTCTGCACTGTCGTCACAGACGAAAACCTCGCCAGTGGACAGTAGCGCCTGTGCCTTACTTCGGTCGCCATGTGCCATGATGCAAATTTCACCATTCTTGAAAATTGCACGGTAATCGTAGGCACAGTTCGCGGACATAAGCGCATCGATTCGGTTAGCGGTAGTGCGCGAATTCCATCCACCCGTGGCGACGCGGATGTTTACACCATCCAATTCCGCGATAACAGTGTTGTGATGCTTGACCAGAACAACATTATCGTAGAACGGACTCACTGCAACGTGAGTACAGTAGGCAATTTTCTTCCACTCGCCGTTAGCTTTGCGTGCAATTCCCATGAGGTTTGCGTAAGACATTCCAGGCAGTTTGAGGTTAGACATTGGTTTTCTTTCGTTGTTGTGATTGGTTGTTGGCTGGTCGATTGGTTAGCAGCACGTGCGAACGATATTAAACGTTTCTCCACCGTCGGACGATTCTAGATAGCCTTTAAGTTCGTGGCCGTTGCGCAATTTATGGCCAGCTTTCATCTGGTCGCCGATGCCAGGGAACATAGGCTTGATAATTGTCGACGTTCGTGGCATGGCAATCATGCCGTCGATAAATGCCGCACATTCCCTGAGAGAACCGGAATACAGAACGTTAATTCCGCCGCTCTCATTGCAAATCCTATCGACCAGATATCCGCCATTCATTCCGCGCAATTGAATTGCGCCTACCGTATTGTGTTCGACGGTATCAAAACCGATGCGCTTATTAATCCGGTCGATTTTCGCCTGAACATGTTTGCGTGTCATTCTCATGATTTTCTCTCCAGTGATTGTGTGGCTGGTTGTTAGACGTTGAATGCAAAAAACAGCGCGATTACTACAATGATAAACAGTAAGATCACGCGCACATGGCCTTACGCTTATTGTCTTTAATCGTTTGTGAAATTTCCTCCAGTGCATAACGCACATACTCTGACAGTGTTTGCATGGCGTAATCGTCGCCATACACTCCCCATACGGAATTATCGGAAATTGCGTAATCGTCACTGTCGACAATTGCGCCGTAAACGTCACCCGCGAAATAGTCGACCCATTCTCTCGCGTAGTCATCGATATCGGCGTCGATTGGGACTATCCACAGCATGTCGCACCAATCAGATTGTGATGCGCCGCTGACAGTGTCACCGATTCAACGGTTACGTGGTCGCTGGCCATGGCGAGTGTGAGGACAATTCCAGGCGTGGCGTTGTTCCAGTAGGTCGGATTATCGCCGTCCCGAGAGTCGAGCGTGCCAACCCAAATCCAACCCCAAGAATTCAGTTCGGCCACAGCGTTCGAGCGGTGGGTGCCAATAAGTGCGTGCAGCATGTCATGTACTCCTGTGTGTGTTTGTACTGGACTAGAAAAAGATCGGGAGCGCGCGCATATCGTTCTTATTGATCAGACTGGCGACGTGCGCAGCGCTGGCCTTATCGCCGGTGAATGACCAGGAGTCAATCACGCCCATATCGAACGTGTCATACGGTATGCGCGCGCGGGTGACAGCCTTTTCGAGCGACACGGTCGACGACTGGCCGTAGATAACGTCTGAGAATTCAATCTCGGCGTTTCCGGTCTCGGTAACGAATTCGTCGCGAACGTAGCCGTTGAATGCAAACAGCGTGCCGTCGAAGAAGTGGGCGGACACACAATCATTACCGCGAATGAAACGGTAGCTATCCGGCGCGCCGAATTCGTTGTGAACGGTCCAACCAGACAGTCGCGCGGAATTGACGATTACTTCGGCTGGCGTCTTAACCAGCGAAACGGTTACGTTCTCGCCACAACGCGCGCAGTAGGGGAGTGCGCCGTTTTCCGTGTGGTGACTGTGGGCGGCGCAGTAGTCAGCGTGTCCCTGAGTGATGTTTCCGCCGTCACGTGCCGGGTAGGAATTTGCGTACTCGGTACCGGCATGGATTCGACGCGCAACCAAACGCGGTTTGGCGGTCTCCAGTGCTCGCGCAATTTCAACCTCGCTCACTTCCACCTGTCCATCGGTAACGAATTCAATCGCCTCACGAACCGAATTGAAACGGTATTCCAGTTCGGTCGGGTGCGGGTCTTCGCGGGTGATCGACGGACGATCGGTACCGGTTACGCTGAACTCAATTCCGTTTGCGCGGATGATGACGGTACGAAAACCAGCGCGGTCCGAAATGGTCACACCCACGTAGTTGTCCTGGCCGAAAATAACGCGCTGGTCGTCGGAGTAGTCGGAAAGTGTTTCGCGGATAAGGTTGCGGATAGCTGTGATGCGAGCGGACATTTTTTCTCTCCCGTGTTCGTGTGGCTGGTCGGGCTGGTCGGTATTTCGTGCGGTACGTGATTGATTCTAACTCTGGTCGCTGAAAATATCAACCCACATTCCCACCGTGGCGAGTAGTGCGCCGAATATTCCTCCAACCAGTGCAAGCGCGCGGACTACGTATGTTGCAATTTCCCACCACATGATTTTCCCTCTCGTTCTCGGCGAAACATTGAATCAACTACACGTGAATCTACATGATGACTGGCACGAATGCAAGCGGCCCGAACTCTCAACCTCGACTCTAGAGTTACCCACTGTTACACAACGGTTACAGTCTCAAGCTCACATTTAGGGTTTGACAAACGTTTACACGTTGTGCTTCGCCGCTGTTTGGGCCTCACAGCGACGTTTCTACGTCTCGGGCACTACCTATCAGGCAAGCCGAGAAAATCGCTCACAGACGTTTCCGCTGGTCACAGCCTCAGTATCTACGCTTACTTTTAATTAGTGTTTGATAGAATCAAGGCACTGTGCATTAGCCGAATGTTACGAAACGGTTACAGGCTACGCCTAAGGGCTGACAATAAATGTTATTCATGCATCACACGCAACTTAATCAACGCGTATACCGCTGCCTATACAGGTGCATATATCTGGCCGCCGCAGGGACACACCTATATCCGGTCCGACTAGCTCGGGCTGCGTGGGTATATACAGGTACCCATATACAGGTACCCATATACAGGTACCCATATACAGGTACCCATATACAGGTACCCATATACAGGTACCCATATACAGGCACCCATATACAGGCACCCATATACAGGCACCCATATACAGGTACCCATATACAGGCACCCATATACAGGCACCCATATACAGGTACCCATATACAGGTACCCATATACAGGTACCCATATGAATGCATATGCATCACTATGCATATGCATTCATTGCACATGCAACTAATGTTTATTCATGATCATGCATACTTATTAGTTGCACGCTGCAACTAAAACTCCCTCTCCATTACTTTTAGTAAGTATGCACCTAGTTGCATAGTCGATTTGTTGAGTACCGGGCGGAAAATCGCGCGTTTCTAAGGTGGCACCTGGGCAGTGGGACGCCTATAAAAGCACCACTAAGGGCTGGTCTATGGGTTGTGTGTGGTGAGCTAATTAATGGCTGGTTGCTTGCTGGTTGTGGGCTAGGTGCAGGGGAAAACGTGAGTCCAGATTCTCTAGGTTGCAATGAGTGTTATTAGGGGATATCTGACAGTGGGGGATTTAGGGTCTGAGTATTTCACGTTAATGACTCGCCCGATGTTACAGCGCGGAATAAGTTGTAACATCGGGCGATTTTCATGCTCACACGATTACAGCAACCAGTCGAGCCGTCGCGCGGTGCCGTATCGGTCCGACTAGCTCCCGCTAGCGCGCTGGCTGGTCGTCACACGGTAATCGATACCCATGCCGTACCGATAACACTTGTTATCGGTACCCGGTTTCCGGTCCGCTAGGTATATATACATACCCGTGAAAAGTACCTATGCCGATAACTAATTGAATTCGTCTCTCGGTGCATTCGAGTGCGTGCCGATAAACACTATTGGGATCACTTTTTTGGAGGGGGGCGGTATTCAGAAAACACGCTCTATCCCCCTCAAATATACCCACCAAAAAATCAAATCATATTGTGACTGGCATATTTATGTAAACCTTGTGTAACACAATATCAAATATACCCACCAAAAAATCAAATCATATTGTGACTGGCATATTTGTGTAAACGTCGAGACACAAGATTATCTCCAACACAAGCATCTGTCCACTACGTATAACAGCAGTCCGACTACATCCCCTTAATTACAGCGTTACCCGAAACCACATCCGTATATCCGTCTCGTATCCTCGCGATGGATAACGGATTGAATGGGCATAGGTGCAGGTAGGAGTATATAAATAGAAAAAAATATATATATTTATTCCTTTATTCTTACTTCTCTTCTCCCGTACGCCCCTGCTTGCTCCTTGTTAGCACTCTTCTTGTGTCTGCGCCCGTGTGCGCCTGTACCCCTCGGATATTTTGGGTAATCGGATAAACCGCAGGTCAGAGCGGAAAAACCAGGATATGAAACCGGGTAATCCCACGGGTAATCCCACCGACAGCCGGACCCGAACCGGACATGGCGGTCAGAACGGCCAGTCCACGGAATATATTGCGCTTGCAAAAGTTAGCAAGCTGCTAATAGGCACGAAAAAACCCCGGCAGCTAGCTAGGTCTGCCGGGGTTTTAGTATTCAGTTAGGAAGTGGCGTTTTTTTAGGTGCCGTAAAAATGCGGCGGTTCGCCATTCTCGGATGCTACGATATGTCCGACCGGGGGGCAGTAGTTCTTGTGGACGAAATTAAACGCCACGATGTGGTCGACGTTCAGGCAGGTAGACATGCGCTTTTCCTGACAGACCAAAATCCACTTGTTTTCGTCATCGTACTGCCAGTCGTCGGCGAAAATCTTCTGGCCGGTGCTCAGCGTGAATACTGCATTAGCACCTGAGGGCATTCCTTCAAACTTCATTTCTTGTACTCCTTGATAATCTTCTCGCGATTTGCGAAATAGATGTGACCATCGAACGCGAACTTCTTTCCAACCTCGTCCTGCGGTTCGACTGCAATCTGGTGCTTGATCATATAAGCGTAAGCCGAGCGAAAATCGTCTTCATTAAACTCCTTTGGCTTAGTGGCACGTTGAGCAAGTTGCGAAACTGCGATACCCTTTTGTCCTGACTTCAAGAGAATTTCCTTTATTCTTTCCATCATCCTCTTGGATTTAGTGCTGTCGAGTTTTTCAACCTTCTGGAACTTGTTGGATTCGATCAGCCACTCGATCAAATATTCCGCGAATTCCAAAGCACGCTCGGTGATATGGTCCTCGTGGTATATCGCGCAGCCGAGCAGGATCAGCTTTTTGTACACCAGATCGATTCGCTGGAGTCCGTTTGTATCGCGGATATCTCGCAGCTTGCTTTCGTAAAAAGCGGTGAACCGGTCAAGCTCGGTAGCGTAGGCGAATTCCATCATCCCGCCCTGACGGTGCAAATCTTCCGCCCAATCGCGAATCTCCACCAGGTAGGGAATTACCGGGTCCACGTCCACATACTCGGTCAGCGGTCGAGATTTTTTATGGACGCCGGGGATGAAGAGCCAGCGGTTGAGGAAGCCGCTAATCCCGTCGTCGGTTCCGCCGAAGAGCGATTCCAAAACGCCCGGCTGAATCGACGTCAGGATGCTTCCGAACGGCTTTTCCGCCACATGGCTGCCCTGCGAAACCGTCTCGCCACCGATTGAAAGGCCACCGTCATAAAGCTCGATCATCATCGGCTTAATTGTGGAAGTCTCGCTACTGGCCTTCTTGACGATCGTCGTCATTTCTTCGTACTGGACGAATCCCCGAACCGGATGAGAAATCATCTGGATCGGCTGGCGCTTCGGTTTCGGCTGGCCGGGAATCAAAGGCGTAAGATTCTGCTGAGCAGGATCGGGTGACTCGTGCTGAAAAGCGCGCGTCAACGCCTCGCCTGAACCGGGTCCGTGGATAACCTTAACTCCGTCACTGAATGCATCGTCAGGATCGAATTTCAGCTCGTCCGATGCGATCAGCCGCTTGACGTATCCCATACTGCGAGACTTGCCGGCGCTAGTCGGACCGTTCAGGCAAACGAACAGATTGGCTTGCACGGGCGTGCCGTCACGAAAAGTGGCGTTACGTCCCAGCATCAGGCCGACCAAAACCATGATATTCCAGAAGTGATATTCTTCCGCCACATCGTCAGTGGTAACAATTTCCATGTAGGCCCGTGGAGCGGTGTCGTTTTCCAGGAGGTTGCGCCAATCCAAAGGACGAAGGTTTTCAATCTCCGGCTCCGGAATCGGAAGCTGCACTACCGGCTCGTCTGAAACCATGCCTGCTGGGAGGTGGAGGATATTGTTCGAGGAATTCCGCGCCGGGCCGCGATAGTACTTTCCGTCGACCTCGTGGAATTCCCATCCCAAACCCAGCAGCGAGCTAGCGTCATATACCGCCTGGTGAACCTGCTCCGAAGGGCAGCGCTGGAGTGAATCAGCGTAGCCCTGCTTGTAAGCCACCATGTCGAGAATATCGCCGCTTGTTTCGCAGCCGAAGCAGGTGTATGTATTCTTCGAGTTGTTGATGCTCATCGAAGGATTACGGTCACCGTTGCTGTGGCCAGACGAATTAAAACATGACACCAACGTCTCAGAGTTTGACTTGGTATTTGTTACCGTCTTGCCGGGAAAAAGCCTCTGGAAGACCCGCAAAAGGTCCAAAGCCTTGAGTTCTTCCTTGGCCCCGTCCTTCTCGCTGGCGATCCCTGTAAATCGGGCCAGGTTCGTACCCCCGGCGAGCGCTGCCGGGGCGTCTGTGGCGCTCTGAGCGGCCTTCTCTGGCGTCGGCGCGCCCGAGGGCCGTAGCGGCGTGAGCGCGACCAGCCGGTTCGGGTTATCGGGCTGGCTCATGCAGCACCGCCGTTAATTTTGGCGGCGGATTTACGCTTCTCGGCGAATTTCTTGTACCGAATCTTCTTGCAGGCGCGACAGTAATATGAACGTCCGTCCGTGCGGTGCCGATCCATCGTAAAATACGCCAAGTCCTTCTTCTCGTTGCATTCCGGACAGATTTTCTTGACTCCGGTGATCAAAGCCGGGTCAATATCGCTGTTTTTCTGAAAACCGGGCTTTTCTGTGGCGTAAGATGCGTTGCATGGCTTACAGACGCCTCGATATCCGTCTTTTCGGGTGGCATCGCGATAGAACTTACTGATCGGGCGAGTTATGCCGCACCGAGTGCAGGTTTTCTCACTAATCGGGTCGTTAATCATCAGTTACGAGAGCTTTCTGTGCTTAATCGGGGGTTTTGCTAGGGTTTTGCTCTATGTTTACCGGATTTTGAGGGGTAAATTACGTTATTGCAGGACTTGCATATACGATTTGCTGGCGATTTTTGACCAACATGGGAGGTTGGTTGAGCGCAAATTTGGCAGTAAAACCGGCTTCTAATCAACATATTTGAGGCCATTTCCTTACCCTCTTCCGTATCTGTAGGGCTGATTTATTGACGCCTGGATTAAATCGTTGAGCTTATCTATGCTCGGCTTGTTCGAGTGAATGTTGAATGCGGGTGGTTCGGAGAAAACGTCAGATATCCATACTTGCTTACATTTGATATTACAGTGAGCTGTCCAGGCTCGAATGTGACTCCGGTAATGTTAACTTCCAGAGACTCGTCTTTGAATGTAGACTTAATTAAGCCCTCTAGACTGCTGACTTTGCGGGAGTCAATCAAAGTGGGTATATTCTCAAACGGAAATCCCACTACACAATTGTAGTAATCTGGTTGCGCTACCGGGGTCAGCGAGTTCATTAATTTTCCGTCACCGTTCCACAGCTTCTGGCCCTCCCAGGGCATATGTGGCGTGTAGCTATTTCTTAGTACGGGGATTCTCCCGATTTCTAGACCAAGTAACGATCGTGTGTCACGATTTATATAACTCAATAGGTAGTCTTTCCCGGCGTCCGATTGAATCAGGTTCATCCAGCACGAGCGGCTGCATGTAAACAGCATCGCCTTTGCGCTGCTGTCGTCAACAGCGAAAAACGTGTGATCTGTGTATCCATATTCCGACACTTCTCCGTAATTATCGCACCCTGGCGCTTTACAAAATATAGTCGTCATGACTGTGCTCCTAGAATCTTTTCAAACACTTCAACCGGATTTTTTACCGGCTCCAGGTAGTATGAATCGGCGAGCGTATCGATCACGAATCCCGGCTGCATTGATTTGCGGTTGATGCCTAGCTCCATGCGGACCAAATTTCCGTAGCCCCCGTCTGGAACAGAGTCCTGCTTGGGAAATAGTTCGACCTGGAAGAGCCCAACAGTCGGGTCGTTAGGATTGCCGTCGAAATTGACTCCCGAGCCTGATCGATCGGTGAAGAAATATCCCATTCGATCCATCACCTGTCGTCCCATCGCGCGCAATACCGAGGCCGGTGCTTGCTGTCCTGGATATGGAAATCCGTAGACATGCAAGCCCTTGCTTCCGGAAAACGTCGCGAGCTGCCGAACTCCAGTGATCCCGATTCGGTGGCAGAATAGGTCCGCCATGACGCGGACCTGCCAGCGCAAATAAGGGTCATTGCCGTTTGTATCCATCCACAATTTTCTTGGATTGTGTAGTGGATTTTCTGGCGAGTAGTAAGGGCACTTTGTCTTGAAGTCGATATCAAAGCAGAAGAATTTCGCCTTGTCGCCATTGATGACGTAGTGGCCGTATGTATTTTCTCCTGCCAGATGCTCAGACATTGCCCTGCGATTCCATGTGGAATTGTCGAGCGGGTTGTATGCTCCGGTGTCTCGCTGAATTGCAATCACGTCTGGGCGTGAAATCAGCAGCTTTGAAAGCGCGTTTTGCAGGCGCACATCGTTCGTGGTCATTTCTCTCCTGTGGTGTGGCGTACTGTGACCAGCGTACACCATCGGAGACTCAAATGCCAGTCATTGTAAAACACGCCTGACCAGCGCAAACGCCGATACCTAAATGACGAACTTGGCTGCCCCTCGCGCGTGTGCCATACTGAGGTGGCCGAACGGACTGTGCCCACCTGTGCCAGCCAGTGGAAATTGAAAATAGCCGCAAACGTTTTGAAGGCATTCCATCCCCCCGGAATTTTTGACACGTTTCAAACTTTTAATCACATCTATTATTAGAGAATGGTTGAGCGGGAGAACACTATTTTCAATTTCCTCTAGCTGGCATAGCTAGGCTCTGGTTAATTCAATTAGTTTCTGCGTGATTGAAATCGTGGTTAATTTTGGAGGTCACAGCTCCGATTTTAATTGTTGAATTTTGCGTAGATTCAAATCTGGGAAAGTTGAATTAGCCCGGTCCGGAGTGTTCGATAATTGAGCGAGCACGTCTGTTCGGCATTAATCTCCCTGGTGTGGCTGGGGTAAATAAGTCGTCTCGTGGAATTGGATTTACTCTCCTGTGGTCCAATTCCGCGAGACGGCGCATTGCTCCCCTTTGTCCGTAAGGATTATTGGGGGTTTATATTAGGTGGCGGTTCCTGAAATAGCGGAGCAGAGCGCCGATTCCGGATGCTGGTCGGGGCGTCCGCGCGAAATTAAACCCGGT